TCTTTGAAACAGACTATTTTCTTTTTCGCTTGATAATCATGCCATCTAATGAAAGAGAGGATTATATTTATATGTTTAATAAAAGACAAAATTACTTTATTCACATGGAGGAGAAAGATGTTACAACCTTTTTATCAGGATTGCAAAATGCAGGAGTATTAAGAATTAAATGCGTTTTACATGACTTAGATGACTGGTTTGTAGAATTCGAAGCCACAAAGAAAGAGTATAAAAAAGTAGTAATTGAATTATGTAAAATTGGAACTCTTACAATTAAAGAAAGTTACAAGATTGATGAGGCTGATACTTATTTCACAAAGAAATAGATATTAGTCTTTTCTTTTTCTTCGCGAAATTCACAAGCCATATTATGAGAAGAATAGTTAGTTTAATGGTAAAGCAACTAGCAGTTAAATGCTGGGATATGGGTTCAAATCCCATACTATTCTTTTTTCGCTTAATGGTCACATTGTATTGTGAAAAGGAGGACAATAATATGTCAGAAAAAACAGAAATTAAAAAGAACGGAGAACAAGCAATAGCTTACTTAGGAGAGTATATTTATAATACCAGAAATAGTAGACTATATAAAAGTATGTGTGATTATGGAGCATGGTCATACAACAATGGTCTAAGAGATGGTTTTAGAACAGGATACAGTGAAGGGCTAATTGTAGGTTCAGTTTTTACAATTACATGTTTAGGATTGACAGGATTATATCTAGTCAGAGAGAAGAAAAAAGCAGAAAAGATTAGAGTTAAATAAACTCTTTTCTTTTTTGTTTCTCTGTTCGCGAAGATTTCAAATTATATTTGTGAATGGAGGATTTACATATGGAAGATAAACTTATTCTGTTTGTTGCTTTTGCTAAAATCATGGGGTCTGTAGGAAAGTTATATTCTACAAAGTCTAATTATTATAAGACAAAGAGTAAGGCATATAGTGATTTAGCAAATAGCATCAATGCTTTGATGGATGTATTTCCAGAGCATAAAAAGAAATAGCGTGATATTCAAGGGCTATTATGAGAAGAAAGAAAAGGAGGATTTCTATCATGAAAATTAGAAGAAAGAATGTTGATGCAGCTAGAGAGGCACGTTTATGGATAAGAGACGTAATTATCCCAGTTGTCGGAATTGGAGGATATTTATGGACAAGATTTCCAGAACAACGCCATAAAATAGTAACGCAAATCAACAAAGTAAAATTCTATGTTAAACATGGAGAAACTGTAGATAAATTCTTCAGCAAAGAGCAAAGAGAAATGCATTAAATCAGTGCATTCTCTTTTTCATTTAGGAGGTAAAGTATGGACTATTTATATTTAGCAATTATTACATTATTAGTAATTATTAATATTGAACAGAGAGTCAAGCATGATGGAGTGTTGAAAATTGATATTTCAAATCCAGATAAGGAGGTCTATAGATTTGAAGTTAATGAGATAGACAAGTTAAAGAACAAGAAAAGAATCACTTTAAAAGTGGATACATCATTTGTGGCTTCGCAAGAAAATCAAACTATGTAATGGAATAAAACTGAAGGAGGATTATATTTATGAAAGAAGTTTTAGAGAGTATGAAGAAAGAGATTTTGAGTATCGCAGAGTACAATGCCAAACTTGATTCATCGTCTGAAGAGTATGCAAGATCTAATGAATCTTATTGCAGACTATGTGAGGAGTATAACAAACTTAGCAGAACTATTATGGATGATACTCTAAACAATTCGACTCGAACAGAAGAAGTTCAGATTAAATTGGACGAATTAAGTCTAAAGAAACAAGAACTTAAATTAGAAGAGGAAAGAATTGAAGTAGAGAAGTCAAACAACAAATGGAGAAATGCTATTGGTGTTGTTACAACAGTAGTTAGTATAGGAGCATTAGGAGCATCAATTTGGGCATGTAAGAAAGGATGGGATTTGGAACTAGGTGATAATCCAGAAATCATTACGAATACTCCAGGTAAAACGGCTTACAAAAGTTTAACTGGACTTTGTCAGAAGATATTCTAATAGAAGGGACATTTAAGTCTCTTTTATTTTTTTTACTTTCGCGAAATTTGCAAAGTCTATTATGAAAAGGAGGGCTGAATTATGGCTAACAACAAATTTTTATATCTAGGATTGCAGGTAGCAGTCGCAATAGGAGGCGCAGTTATCGGCATGATGAAAGAACAAAGAATGGTTGAGAAAGCAGCAAAATTAGCAGCTGAACAAATTAAGCAAGTAGGTTAAACAATCTATTTGCTTTTATTTTTTGGTATAAAGGAGGACAAAATTATGAAATTACCAAAGATTGATTTAAAAGGATTTACAGGAACCATGAAAGAAGCAGTAGTTGCTGGATGGGCAGAACATGGAAGTAAGATTATGCTTGTCGGAGGAATTGTTGGAACAGGTGTGGCATTATGTATGACTGCAGATGCAACATTAAAGGCACATGATATTCTTGAGAAAGAGAAGAAAGCTCAAGGTGTTGATAACTTGCCTGTAAAAGAAACATTCAAAAAAGCAGCTCCTTGCTATATTCCTGCAGTAATATTGTGGGGAGTAAGTGCATTAGGTATTGCTGGTGGTTACAAAGCAGAAGCAAATAATGCAGTTGCAACAATGGCTGCGTATAAATTAGCAGAGTCATCACTACAAGAGTACAAGAATGCAACTAAAGAAGTTGTAGGTGACAAGAAAGAACAAAAGATTCGTCAGAAAGTAACTGAAAATCATATGAATACATATTCTATCAGTGATACACAAGTCTATCGTGCATATGGTAGAGGAGATAGTTTATTCTTTGATGTATATAGTGGAAGATATTTTAGAAGTGATGTAGACACTATCAAGAAGGCTGTTAATGATTTAAATGAAGAACTATTCAGTAATGGTATGGTTACATTAAATGAATTCTATAATGCTCTTGGATTACCAGAAACAAAATTAGGCGATGATTATGTATTTGATGCACAAAAAGGAACTATCAAAGTAGACTATATGTATTCTAATGCAGAAGATGATAGCCCATGTGCAGAAATTGAGTTCGAATCAGAGCCCATGTTTCATAGGGACTGTGGTTATAGCTATTAGTCGAGATATTCTCGGCTTTTAGCTTTTTATATTTTTGGAGGAAAGAAAAGATGAAGAACTATAAGCGATATATTCCATTAGCACTTAGTATTGCTGGTGGTGTAGGTGTTGTTGCTACTGCTATATTTTCAAGCAAGGCAACATTGAAAGCTCATGATATTTTAAAAAAAGAACCAGAAGTGAAGACTACAAAAGATAAAGTAAAGAAGACATGGAAGTGCTATATTTTACCAGTTTCGTTAGGAATTGGTACTGTGGCTTGCATTGCTGGTTCTAATTTTATTAGTGACAAACATTACAAAGCTCTTGCTAGTGCTTATATTTTGGCAGACCAGACTCACAAGTTGTATCAACAAAAGAACATTGAAATTAATGGTATGGATGCACATCAAGAAGTTATTAAAGCAGTAAATATTGAGCAAGCAAGAGATGCTGATATTTTGGTAGATACATTCTGCTCACTTACAAGTAATGGATTTGAAGATGAACCTACTGAGGAAGAGTATAGAGTATTTTATGAGCCTATCTCAAAAAGATATTTTAGATCAACTAAAGAAAGAATCATATTAGCAGAGTATCACTTGAATAGAAACTTACTATTGCGTGGATTTGTAAGTCTTAATGAGTTCTTTAGCTTATTAGGGATTGATGAAATTCCTATTGGAGATGAGTTAGGTTGGAATTGCTTTGATGATTTATATTGGATTGACTTTAATCATGGAGACTTAGTTACTGATGATGGTATCAAAGCCAAAGTGATTGATCCAGTATTCTCACCAGAACCTAACTTTGATGAAGATGCATAACAATTCGCGCAAAAAACAAACCATATTATGACAAAGGAGGAAACTAAAATGGAACAAACTAACCAAAACGTTGTTGAAGATGTTGAAGTAACAGAAACAACAGTAACTGAAAAGAAAGGATTTATGGGTGCAGTAAAAGATATGCTACACAAGAACAAAGTAGAAGAAACTACTGAATTACAAGAGACTAAGAAGTCAAAGAAAGATTTCAAATCTATTGGAAAGAAAGTTGTAAAAACTACATTGGTATTTGGAGCAGGAGTCGTTACTACATTAGTAGTCCAAAAATTAACAGGAGCTGAAGTTGACGTAGATGAAATCAAAGAAAACGTTGAAGAAGTTGCCGAACAAGTTTTAACTAATCAAGGAGAGTAGATCTAACAAGGTCTATTCTCTTTTATATTTTTGAAGGGAGCAAATCAATGGACAAAGTAGAAATTAAAGATGCACAGAAAGAAAAAAAGATATTTCAAGAAGATGCATCTAAAGTTGCTAACTATGTTGGAGAGCAAATCAAGAATCAATTAAAAGATCAGTTCAAGAACGGATTAGCAAACATTGGGTTTATGATTATGGATACAGTGTCTAATGGATTAAAGAACATGATTCAAATAACTTTATTTAATGGACAGAATATTCAGAATTATCAAAGACCAAGTAATGCACCATATTCTCAAGGTGGATATTATGCATATGAAAAACAATACACAATGCCAAACAGATATGCACAGAATGCAGTGCAAACACCTCAAGACTTATATTCTAGAAATGTATATAGTTACGAGAATATTGAATTCACAACAGAAGCAGAAGCAAACTATGTACTTCAATTATTAAAGAATGAAATAAGAAGACGTGGGTATGTAGAAGTAGCAGCTTTATATCGTGAAGCTAAGTTGCAATGGACTTATGCAGACTTAGATTGGGGTTGGAATAATTTGGAAAGTGTTCGAACTCAAAGAAAGATGAATGGCAAATGGATATTATTGATGCCAAAAGCAATTGAAATTAGTAAGGACTAAAGGAGGATTATATTTATGAAAGACGTTATTACTAGAGCATTTAATGCAGCAGTATTTCAAGTAAAGGAACATTCAGGAGAAATTTTAGCAGTTGCAGGTGTAGGTTTAGGAGTTACTGCAACAGTATTAGCTTGCAAGAGCACATTAAAAGCACATGAAATCTTGGAAAAAGGTAAACAAAATCTAGAAGATATTCATGAAGCAGAAAAAATTGCTAAAGAACAAGGATTAGAAGATTACAAAGAAGATTCAGTTAAGAAAGATTTAGCAGTAGCTTATGGAATCATGGCCAAAGATTTACTTGTATGCTATGGTCCAGCAATTATTTTAGGTGGTTTATCAATTGGATGTATTTTCACAAGTACAAATATTATGCGTAAGAGAAACTTAACTCTAGCAGCAGCTTATGGAACATTAGATAGTATTCATAAAGATTACAGAGCAAGAGTTAAGGAAAAGTATGGTGAACAAGTAGACCAAGAAATGCGTTATGGAATCAAGGCAAAAGAAATCAAGTCTATGGTCCAAAAAGAAGATGGTTCAACTGAAGAAAAGAAAGAAACTAAGAATGTAGCTACTAAGAAGATTAATAAGGATAATGACTTTACACGTATTTTTGATAGAGTAAATTCTGTATATTGGAGAAACAACGCATATTACAATAAAGACTTTATTCAAGGTGTTGAAGTTGATATGAATGTTTTATTGAAAAAAAGAGGTTATGTATTCTTGAATGATGTTTATGAAGCACTTGGTATGGATGGAACTGAAGCAGGACATGATATTGGTTGGGTTTACAAAGATCATACTGAAAAAGAAGTAAGAGAACATCACAATTGTATTGCTATCACACCTATTACATATTTAGGTGATGATGCAACTGACTTTAACAATGGTTATGAACCTTCATGCATCTTAGACTTCAATGTTGATGGTTATATTCGTAATCAAATTACATGGGCTAAGAGATAGTATGAAAAAAGTACTAGGATATTTTGCAGTATTTGCTTGTGGCGGTGTATTAAGTGCACTTGCTACAAGCTTTTATTTTAATAAGGTAAGGGAACAAGACATCAATAAGGAAGTTGCCTCTTATAAAGATATTATGAATAAACTGCAAGAACAAATTAACGAGCTTCAAGACCAACTAGAAATGAAGTCAGAAGATATTCCAGAACCGGTCAAAGAAGAAACGAAACAATCTAATTTAAGACAAGCTATCATCAATGCAACAAACATGAAAAACAATGATTATATTATCAATCAAGAAAACTATTCTCAATATTCTAAGGAAGTAGAAAAACCACAGACAATTGTTCAAGAAAAAGCACCATATGTAGTATCACCTCAGGAGTTTGCAGATGTAGACGGTGATAATTTCACCATTACTACTTTGCACTACTATGAAGGTGATGAAACTTTAACTTACGATAATGATGAGATTGTTACTGATCCAGACGAATTGGTAGGTACAAAAGCATTAAGTACATTTGGTGAGTATGAGGATGATTGTGTGTATGTAATTAATGAACCTTTATCAGAAGCAATTGAGATTTTACTGGTAGGCGGTAATTATCCATATGCGAGATGATATTTCAAATGAATACTTAGATTATTTAGAGAATATTGCTTGTGGTGATGATAGTGTATTAAAACGCTCTTACCAAAAGTTATTTACTATTCTGTCTACAACAGAGTTTATTGTAAATCCAAGATGCCCAAGAGATGAGAATAGATTAATGGCTGGAGTTGAATTAAGAGCTTCTTTTGCAGAGGAGTACGGATATTCTAATGAAGAGATTCGTGCTTCTCTTAATTATCCTTGTTCTGTTTTAGAAATGATGGTTGCATTGAGCATTTATATTGAACAGAACGTAATGGATAACCCTATTTATGGAGACAGGACTTGCCAATGGTTCTGGGGGATGGTTTCTAGTCTTGGATTAGGAACTGCTGATGACAGACACTTTGATGTAGGTACTGTTATATTTGCATTAAATAGATTCATGAATAGAGAGTATGAACCAAATGGTAGAGGAGGATTATTTACAGTAGATAATCCCGACTGTGATATGAGAGATATTGAAATTTGGTGGCAAGCAACAAGATATTTGAATCAACAGTTGAGGTAATTAGATTGTATAGAAAGGAGTTATATTTGAATGCTAGATTTTTTAAGAATAGCAGTTAAGTATCAAAAAGGTGTTTGTGATATTTCTCCAAAATTTGTAGTAAAGAAATCATCAGACTTAATGATTCGCGGTGGAGACTTCTATGCAATCTGGGTTGAAGAAGATAAGAAGTGGTCAACAGACGAAGAAGAAGTAATTCGTTTAGTAGATGAAGAGCTTAAGAAAAAAGCAGAAGAAATTAAAGATGAACATAAAGTAGTGCATTACATGTGGGATGCAGATAGTGGAAGTATTGATAGATGGCACAAGTATTGTCAGAAACAATTACGAGATAACTATCATATTTTAGACCAAAGCCTTGCATTCAGTAATTCAGAAGGTAAGAAAGCAGACTATGCTAGCAAGAAACTTCCATATTCTCTAGAGAGAGGTTCTATTGAAGCTTATGATGAGCTAATCTCAGTGTTATATTCTGAAGAAGAACGACACAAACTTGAATGGGCTATTGGCGCTATTGTCAGTGGTGATAGTAAACATATTCAGAAGTTCTTAGTACTATATGGTTCTGCAGGTACCGGAAAGTCGACTGTATTGAACATTATACAAAAGTTATTTGATGGATATTGGTGTGCATTTGATGCCAAGTCTATTGGTGGGAATGGTAGTTTCTCATTAGAGCCATTTAAGTCGTTTCCACTTGTAGGTATTCAACATGATGGTGACTTGAGTAGAATTGAAGACAATACTAAATTAAATAGTTTAGTTTCACATGAGATGCAACCTATGAATGCCAAGTATGAAAAGTTGTATGTAGCAAGTATCAAAGCTTTCTTATTCATGGGTACTAACAAACCTGTAAAAATTACTGAAGCTAAGTCAGGTTTAATCAGACGTTTAATTGATGTGTCTCCAACTGGTAATAAATTGAAGCACAGTGATTATATTCGTTTAACTAAACAGATTGACTTTGAATTAGGTGCCATTGCTCAACATTGTCTAGAGGTCTATCAAGCAGAACCTAACTATTATGACAATTATATTCCAACTGGAATGATGGGAGCATCCAATGACTTCTATAACTTTGTATTAGACAATAGCATTATATTTGAAAGCCGTAATGGTATTAGTTTGAAATCTGCATGGGAATTGTATAAGGCATATTGTGAAGATGCAAATTACACATATCAAGCATCTAAACGAGTATTTAAAGAAGAGTTTAAGAATTACTATAAAGAATTCTATGAACATAAGACACTTGAAGATGGTACAAGAGTATGCAATTACTATGAAACATTCTTGATTGATAAATTCACAACTAAGCCACCAGAAGAAAGTAAAATTAGTACTCCTAATTGGTTAAACTTATACGAGCAGGATTCTATATTTGATGAAGACTGTAAGAACTGCTTTGCTCAGTATGCATCAGATAATGAAACACCAGTTGTGAGTTGGGACAAGTGTAAATCATATTTGAAAGAATTAGACACTTCTAAACTACATTATGTAAGAGTCCCAGAAAATCATATTGTGATTGATTTAGATTTAAAAGATAAAGATGGAAATAAAGACTTTGCTTTGAACCTAGAAGCTGCGTCTAAGTTTCCAAAGACATATGTAGAGGTAAGTAAAGGAGGAGCCGGCATTCATCTGCATTATATTTATGATGGAGATGTTAGTAAATTAAGTAGAATCTATGATGACCAGATTGAAGTAAAGATATTTACGGGTAAAAGCTCTCTTAGACGTAAATTGACTAAATGTAATAACCTTCCAATTAGTCATATTCAGTCCGGACTTCCGTTAAAAGGAGATAAAAAAGTGATTGATAAGAAGATTGTATTGAATGAAAAGAAACTTATTGAATTGATTAAGAGAGCACTTGCTAAGGAGATTCATCCTGGCACTAAACCTAATATTGACTTTATTGATCATATTCTAAATGAAGCGTATGACAACAATTTAAGATACGATGTTAGTGACTTAAGAGATGCTGTATTACAGTTTGCTATGCGTAGTACTCACCAAAGTGCATATTGTATGAGAGTAGTAGCTAACATGAAGTTTGTTGGTAAGAATTATATTTCAGAACAAGAGCAAAAAGATGAGCCTAACATTGCATTCTTTGATATTGAAGTATTCCCTAACTTGTTGCTTATTTGTTATAAGATTCCTGGAGATGAGAATCCAGTAATTTCAATGATTAACCCAACACCAGAGCAAGTTGAAGAACTGATTGAGAACTATGACCTGATTGGGTTTAACAACAGAAAGTATGATAACCATATTATCTATGCAAGAGCATATAGAGGATATTCTATTAAAGCTTGTTACAACTTAAGCCAACAATTAATTAATGAAGGTTCTGGATATTTAACAGAAGCATACAACATCTCAGAGACTGATATTTATGACTTTTGTTCTGAGAAGATGTCTTTGAAAAAATGGGAAATTAAATTAGGAATTCACCATAAAGAATTAGGTATGAAATGGGATGAACCAGTGCCTGAAGACATGTGGAACCTTGTAGCAGAGTATTGTAAGAATGATGTTATTGCTACAGAGGCAGTATTCAATGCTCGTCAAGGTGATTACATGGCAAGAAAGATATTAGTAGCAATTGTAAAGAGTTTGCATGGTATTAATGCTACTTGTAATGATACGACTAATAGTTTGTCTCAAAGAATTATATTTGGAAACAATAGAAGACCTCAATCAGAGTTCAACTATAGATTCCTAGCAGACCCTGTAGGACCAGAAAGATATTCTGAATACATTGACAAATTTGGACCTGATTACAAGTATAGATGGTTTGATAAAGATGGATTACCTTTGTACAAAGACTTTAATCCAAATGAACCAGTGCCAGAAGGTGGAGTAAGTATATTACCATTCTTCAAAGGTTATACATATGACCAGTTTAATAAGAAAGGTCAAATGTCTACATATTTGGGTGAAACTATTGGTGAAGGTGGACGTGTATATTCTGATGAAGGAATGTATGAGAATGTAATATGTCTTGATGTATCTAGTATGCACCCATCTACGATGTCTATAGAAGTTATATTTGGGCCTAAGTTTACTAAGATTGCAGATGAGTTAAGATTAGCTCGTGTGGCAATTAAACATAAAGATTTTGAAACAGCTGGTAGTATGCTAAATGGAGCATTGAAGCCATTCTTAAAAGAAGAATTGGCATCTGATTTGGCTCAAGCTCTAAAGATTGTTATTAATAGTATCTATGGATTGACGAGTGCTAAGTTTACTAATGCATTTAGAGATCCAAATAATATTGATAACATTGTAGCAAAGCGTGGGGCTTTATTTATGACTTTACTAAAACGAGAGGTAGAGAAAAAAGGATATCATGTATGCCATATTAAGACAGACTGTATCAAAATTAATGATGCAGATGATTATATTCATAAGTTTGTAGTAGACTTTGGAAAAGAGTATGGATACAACTTTGAAGTTGAACATATGTTTAAGAAGTTTGTATTAATTAATGATGCAGTTTATGTAGGGCAGACTACAGATGGTGAATGGGTTACTGTTGGTAAGCAGTTCCAAGTACCATATGTAAAGAAGAAATTATTTACAAAAGAAGATATTGAATTCAAAGACCTTTGTGAGACCTTTGCAGTATCTAAAGGTGATTTATATTTGGACTTCAATGAGAACTTACCAGATGTTAGTGAAAAAGAGGCTTTACTTGATAAGTATGAGAAAATGTTAAATAAAGAGAACTTCAAAAGATATTCTAAAGAAGAACTTGAATCCAATATTTCTGAACTAGAGAAAGAGATTCCAGAGGGTCATAACCTTATATTTGTAGGACGGGTTGGACAATTCAGCCCTATCAAAGAAGGTCATAATGCTGGCTTGCTATATCGTGTATGTGACGGTAAGAATTATGCAGCGTCAGGAAGTACTGGATATCGTTGGCTTGAAAGTGAAGTAGTTAAATCAAATAAATTAGAGAACTGCATTGACTTAGGATATTACAACAAGTTAGTAGATGATGCAGTAGAAGTAATTAGTAAATACGGTGACTTTGAGATGTTTGTTTCAGATGATGATCAGGGCATTAAATCTGATAAGTTGCCGTTTTAATTTATATTTTAGAAAGAAGAGGACATAAAGATGAAATTAGAAATTACAGAATACGGAGTGGCAAAATTGAGAGGATTAACATATAGAGAAATGCCAGGAAACTTTAGAGACAAGGTAACTAACCAGATTACAAAGTCTAATAGAAACTTTGAAGGGGTACAGACTTCGTTCAATGCTTTAGGAAACAGAAATTTCCGTTTAGACTTACCAGATGATATTGCAAATCAGATTGTAGACTATCAAATGGCTAAGTATGGAGAAACAAATGTTAAGCATGTCGAAACTATTAGTTCTAGTACTGGAGAAACTATTACACACAACTACTTGAAAGTTCTTGTTCGCTATTATGGAGGACCTAAAGACCCTAAAGTATATTATCAAGCAAATGGAAATTATGTTTTATGGGACGAATCAATGGTTAAGATGGTTGATGACGTTAGATTTGAAACTGCTGACTTGGATATTTACTTAGGTCATTACATTGACAAACGTACTGGTAAAGAGATGCCAAAAGCAAACTTAAATAATTTACGTATTGTAGCAATGTCTGATGAAGGTTCATTTGAAAGTGAATTAGGTATTAATACATCCGCACCTGCACCAAAGAGCATGGACTCAGATGACTTGCCATTCTAGTCGCGTAGTACGCATACCCTTATATGAAAGAGAGGATTATATTTATGAAAAAAATTATTAATGGATTCTTGTATGTATTTGGAGGAGTACTAGGAGGAGTTACAGCGATGGTAACGTTGGAAACTTTAGCAGAACTATCAAAGAAATCAATGCAAGAAGAAACTGAAGAAGAATCTAAATAGGGTTCTTCTCTTTTTCTTTATATTTTTAAAAGGAGGCTAAAAGAGTGAATGAATTAAACAAGGATTTGAAAGAAATCAATAGAACACTTGTTACAATGTCTAGAACATTAACTCATATTTCTAAAAGCATGAATCGACAAGAAAAGAGGATGCAATGGAATCCTTATCGCTATATGCCAGTATTGAATGAGGATGATATTTTAGAAGACACTTTTGAATGTTATCATCCACAAGATGGAATGATTTATACATTTAAAAAAGGTATATTTGAAAAACGTGAAGCTTACAACCGATATTTAGAAAGGTTAGAGAAGCAAGGCCGTTTAGATGTGAGAGTTATGCATGAAAACTTTCCTGTTAGATAGTTATATTTCTAGTCACTGTTTTAGAAGAAGGAGATCATATGAATAAAGAAAAGTTTAAGAGTTTATTAATTGTGTTAGGTGTAATTGCTGTTATATTTGCAGTTACTTACTTGTTTGTGTCAGCTATTGTATGTGTATTGTCTTGGTGTTTTGGATTTATATTTACTTGGAAATTGTCATTAGGTGTTTACATTCTATTAAACTTATTTTTGTTTGCATCAATTATTAAGTTGTCATGGTAAAGGAGATAGTTATGAAAAAAGATATTCCATTTTGGCATTCATTTAAAGGTAAAGGATTAAAGAAATTAGGATTTGTGTTATCAGAAACTCACAGTGATGAGACTGGTGAAGTATTGGTATTTAAGGATAGCAAACATTATATTCATTCTGCTTATCTATCTATTGACACATTGTCTGGAGATTTCATGTTCTATACAATTACAACTGGCATACAGGAATCAATGCCAGTATCAGATGAGTTATTAGCAGCTATTCTAGATTTATATTCTGAATTAGGGTTAATAAATGGCGTTTACAATGAACTACGTAAAATTCATTTAGAGGATTAGTTATGGAGACTAGTCCTCTTTTATATTTGTTAGAACTTTATGCAGAACAAGAAGGTCTAACTATTCAAGAAGTAACAATTAAGGAGAAGAAAAATGAAGGAACAAATTAATCGTACAAGACATGCAGAAGAATTATTTGCAGCAGCTGGTTTTAGTAAACAGAAAATGAGAGGTCAAATTTGGTTTGTCAGTTTGAAATTTAGTATCGGTTTTGATTTGGACAAGAAGGAAGTATTAATTAAAGAATCTAATACACCACGATTGGAGAAATACAGTAATATTGATATTCCTACATTAAAGGCTATTAATGCAATGGTGTACGAGTTAGGTTGGTATAAAAATGAGCCGAGCAAAGTATGAGGAAATACGAGGAAGCAAGGAAAGAGCTAATGGATTATAAAAGGAAAAAAAGATATGCAATCAAAAAGTAAGTTTGTTGACGTGGTTGAGGAATGCCGTGTCAAGTTTCAGGAAAGTTATGAAGAGGAATTTGGTGGGAATGCAAAGGTCATTACTGTGTTTAGTAAAGCTAATACGGTGGTGACCTTTTATATTTCTGTACGTGGTGATTATAGGCATTTTGAGGATGCTTTGAGATTCCATAGTGATCAGATTATGGAAATGCGGAGCTATGCACAATGTTATGCACGTTTGTATCATAAAGAAATTAAAGAACGCGAATGGAGGACTAAAAAATGAATGAAAAAAGACAAGATAAAAAACTTGTAGGATATTTAGCAGCTCCACTTCCTCCAATCGACGCTACACCAAATTACGATTCTTATATACATTTCAGTAAGATGTTTACTGATGAATTTAAAACGAAGGATATTCCAAATTGGAGAAAAATTAATGGAGGACAAAGAAATGAGTAATGAACGATATTGGGTAACTAATTATGCAAAAGAGATGGTAACACGAGATGATATTTTGTCCAGTACCATGGGCATTAGTGTTGATAATGCTAATTTCAAAAAACTTAAAAAGAGAATGAATGATTTATATTCTCTAGTAGTTGACTTAGATGACAGTGTTCAGAAACAAGGAATATTAATTGTAGGAGGTAAAGTAAATGAATAAAAATTTAGAAACACCGATTGCATATTGGCAAATCGCAAATTCACATTATGGAGTTAATCCAATACATAAAGACCATAATAGTATTAAAAAGATTTATTTGAGCACTATTACTAAAATTATATTTAATGATCCAGTAACTATTGTGTTCTGGAGAGATGGTAGTAAGACTATTGTTAAGTGCAATCCAGAAGATAAATTTGATGCCGAGAAGGGACTTGCTATGGCTTGCATGAAGAAAATGTTTGGTAATAATGGATTCTACAATGATATTTTCAGAAACTGGTTGCCTGAAAAGGAAAAGGAAAAAGAAAATGAGTAATGAGGGATATTGGATGCTTCATGAGATGGGAGAAGAGTATAGAAGAAAATATATATTTTTAACACGAGGTAGACATCATTTATATTGTTCAGAGCTTCGTTCTAAATTTGCTGAATGGAATTCAAGACGTAATAAACCATATCTCGGTTTGCCTTGTTATATATTTATGGAAATTTTAGATAAAAACCAGAAACGTGGAAGATTAATTATAGGAGGACATGTGGAATGAGTAATGAAGAATATTGGTCTATTCATGAAATGGGAGAAGCTTTCTTTAGAAAGTATATGATTCTTGAACAAGCTAGGTATAACCCATACAGTGATATTCAAGATATAAATAGACGTATTAGAACTCTTACATGTTTTAGTGGAAAATTTTATCATTTGCTAATGGATGCATTAGATGGTAGACAAAAACAAGGAAGATTAATTGTTGGAGGTAAAAGGAATGTTTGACATTAATAAAGTGAACATTGAGGATTTTGAGACATTAATGAAAGTATTTACTTCTGGTATTGCGAGTTATGATTACGTCTTACTGAGTCCTCCTAGTGAAGGTAAACCTGCTGTAGTAGGTATTACTATTCGTGCTAATGAATGTAAATGTTTTTATGTAACAACACTAAACAAAGATTCATTGGCTCAATTAGATAACATGTTCCTTGGTTTCTATAGGTACCTTAATATTCCTGATCCAGAAATCGAGTACAAGAAACGTAGATACTATTTATATTCTTAGGAGGTAGAAATAATGACAAGTAGTACAGAATGCGGAGTACAACGCATTTTCTTAAATGAAGATTTTATACCAGTAGAAAATGAAGAAATTGTTAATAGCAATATAAAAGCAATTGGGAAGTTATTTGACCTATATTTTGGTGTAATTTCATGCAAATTTAAATACGGTCCATTAAAGAATGATACTTCAATTGTTATTTATATTGACCATAAAGATCATGGAGCTACAGAAAAATCTCCTCGTTATATTGGTGATTTGAATGATCCGATAATTGTAGCTAAAATTTTACTATTTTTAAGCGAAGTTTGTTCAAAATTAGGTGTTGATAAGAAGGATTTTGAGGATAGGTACACTAAATTCTTAGCATGGTATTTAAGAAAAGAGAAAGTTGAGATAAGAAACGCTGAAGAAACTCAAGAAAAAGATATTATTAACCATCCTGAGCACTATACAAAGGGTGGAATTGAGGTTAGAGAGTTCATTGACTCATGGAAATTGGACTTTAACTCAGGAAATGTCATTAAATATGTGGTTCGAGCACCGTATAAAGGCACTGAATTGCAAGATTTAAAAAAAGCACAGAATTATTTGAATCATTTAATTGAATTGAAAGAAAAAGAAGAGGCAAAAAAGTAATGGAATTTATGTTTTGTCTCTTTATTTTTATGATGTTTGGTTTTGCTGGGGTACTTATCTTATCTCAGCAAGACTTCGATGAGTTTGAGGAAGAGAATTGGGAAGAGGAAGAAGCAGAATCAGTTAGAAGGAGTATGGAACTTATGGATAATGACGAAAGAAAAGAAGTATATTTTGATAAATATTGTAGTAAATGTGTAGCTTGTGACAAAAAAGAGGATGAAGAGCCTTGTTGTGATTGCTTAGAAGAGCCTGTGAATTTATATTCTCATAAGCCTGTTAAGTTTAAGAGCAAGTTGGATGATGATTACACTTGGCCAGAGGATGTGAAATGATACCTGTATATTTAATATATGACAATAAAGGAAACCGTTATGGTGCATCTCGTTCAATAAAAAAGGCAGAAGAGATAAAAACTAAAATAGAAAATGAAATGCGTGAAAAAAATAAACTAACAGATGTCAAAATAAAAATTATATTCACTCAGTAAAGGAGAAATAGCTATGGATAAGAAAATTAAATGCATTGATTGTCACTGGAGCTCAACTGATCCAGGCTTTTGCATTTGTACTAGGTCTTATAAAATTAGAGATCCTGAGAAATTGCATTATTGTCGTAATTTTTATGAGAAAAAGAGTGGAGGATCATCTAAAGATACTACTGATATTTTAGGGTTTATGAATAAAATAATGAATAAAATAGCTGAAGAAAGTGAGAATAAAAGATGACTTTATATTTAGTGCATGGAAACACTTGTTTTGAGTGTTATGGTTATGAAGAAAATGTATTTGGTATATTTACTTCATTGGTACAAGCTCAAGCAGCTAAGATCGTAGCAGAGAATAATTTAAAAGAAATGATTGAAAAGAATCCTGGTATTTATGCTACCAGTTCGAATGGTGTTGAATTACAAATTTTAGAGCTTAAAGCAGACGAATTAGTTGATATTTATTTAGGAGGATATGTAGAATGATTTTTGTAATTGATGATCTTAAATATAACACCGATAAAATGGAATTGGTGTCAACAAAATGTAAATATTCATATCCTATTAAACTATTAGGTGTGTCAGGGTATTATCTTGCTAAAAATGTACAGATATTTAAAAGTTTAAAAAATCATTGGCTTTTGACATATGAAACAGACTATGCAAACTGTGCAAAAGCATTGTCTGAAGAAGAAACTAAAAAGTTTCTTATGCAATATGACCTGGAAGCATATGAAAAATATTTTGGAGAATTGGAGGAAGCGTAAATGATTAAATTAGAACATTGTGTATTTGCTAGTGCTGAGCAAATAAAATTTATTATTGAAGGAATGCGTAATCCTATGAATAGTTGGGATAAGAGTGATAGTGAACTTCATAAAGAAGTTGAGTTAGATTTAACTCCATCATTTTATTTGGGAGATAATGACAAAGCTTTAATGAGAAAACTTGCTAAAGCTGGTACTGATCATCGTAAGTTCATGAGAATGATGCCTGTGTATGTTCGTATTACCGCTCCTTTATATTGGTGGAAGGAATTTGATACGTACAAAGTTGGAACTGTAGCTAATAGCTGTAGTACTATGCATAAGATTCAGGCTGAAGAGTTTGATCGTGGTGATTTTAGTATTGAGCATATTCCTTTAGGCAGTGGCTGTTATGAAAAATCATTAGATTGTAAAAAAGAAAAAATGTTCTTTCCTATGAATGATGATATTTATTTCTCATCAGAAGATGTTTTAGATTTTACAATACGAGGTTTAAATCATTACAGAAAATTATATTTGGAAACCAAATACAAAAAATATTGGTGGCAGATGATTCAGTTGTTGCCTAGTAGCTATAACCAGACTCGTAATGTCATGTTGAATTATGAGGTGTTGGCTAATATTTACCATAGCAGAAATAATCATAAGTTAGATGAATGGAGAGACTTCTGTAAATGGATTGAAGAAAAGGTTCCATATTCTTGGTTAATTACTGAGATTGATGAAGAAAAACATGAATTCATTGCAGATAATGGAGTGTATTTAAAATGTTAGTATGGCATCCTTTATTAGAGCATCCATGCTGTAATGCTAAAGGCGATATATATGCTAAAGAGCGTATATTAAGAGTTGATGATGGTACGTTGGAAGATGCACTTTATGATATTTTGCAGTCTATTGAAGAATTTACTGGCATGGTAACTGTGAAATTCTTTGAGTGTGGTAAATTGTATAACACTGTTGATGTTTCAATGTCTAATGATTTATTAAAGAAGTTTGATGAGAGTCAACTTGAAAGTTACGTGTCTAAAATTAAGCTTATTCGCTATATTGATGATGAAGAGCACATTGATATTCAGATTAGTGTGATTAAGAGAACTGATGATTGGATGGATAAACTTAATGATCTTTTGAATGAGTATAAATTAATTACGCAAGATAAACATCCTCTTTAATGAGAAGGAGTGATATTTATGTCAATTGAAAAGATAGTACTAAATACAGTAGCTCATTATCATGCAAACTTAATTGATATTCACAATGCATTACACGCTTTAGGTTTAAGAAGTGATGATCAAGCAGAGGAATTCAATAGAAAACATGTAATGAAGATTGTTAATATGTACGCAAGAAGAGGATACAGTATTACAAAATAAGATCAGAGCCTTGGTTGAAACATGCTAAGGCTTTTTCTTTTATTTTTATTAAAGGAGGACTTGAGATGCATGCAGAATGATATTTTTAAGTATAAAGGATTTACTATTGAAGTACCTGATACCAGAGCTTTGGTTGATGGGGTTTTTATTTTACGAGTTAGGAAAAAACTTGGATTGAGTCAGAAGATATTTGCTCGAATTTTAGGAACTGATGAAAGCACTTATATTCGATGGGAGCATGATAAGAGGCAAATGGGAACAGCTAATAGCAAGCTTTTATATTTGCTAGACAAGAACCCAGACTTAATATTTGATTTGTATAACATTGTGGAGGATTGATATTTATGAATCAAGATATGGTTGCTATTTGTGTATTTATTGTTGGTATATATTTAGTTTTCGGTTTTTTACTTAGTATTATGGCAATGGGAATGATGGATGGAGATGCAGATGACTACCTATTTGCATTCTTGATATTTTGGCCAATAGCATTAATAACAGTCTCTGTGTATCAATTAATATGTTTTATTAAAAGAATGTTCAAAGGAAAGTATTGATATTTATGAGTTTAGTTGAATATGTATTTATTGGGTTTTTGTATTTAGGAATAGGATTCTTAATCTACGGATTTGAGACTATAGTAATGGATAAAAATACGGATGACTACGAATTAGCATTAATAATATTTTGGCCAATAACAATATTAATAGGAGCTGTATTCCAATTAATTCATTTTGTTATTGCTGCATTTAAAGGAGAAATTTAATGAGTTTAGTAAGTAAGAAGATAGTAGCATTTGCATTAAGTATATTTGTATTGTGCGGATGTAGTGTAATGACAATAGAAGGAGAAATAAAAGATGAATTTTTATATTATAGCAAAGGATACAATCAAACACGCGAAGTATTGAGTGACAGTGAAACTAATCCTGAGAACATTGATTCTGGGGTTTCTGTTAACGTACAGTTTGGGAAATATTTGGATAACTGTATCAGAGAATCTATATCGAGTGGGTGCAATGTTGAGAGTAGGTGTTCTGACAATAGCAGCGGTAGTTGTTGTGAATCTACTGATTTATATTTGGAAGAACGCACTAGTGATTCTAACAACATATTCTGCAATTCTAAGAGTACTGAACAATGTGTCAGCGGAGAAGTTGGAACAAGTGGAGGAAGTATTGAAGGGCAAGAGGGATATTTCGGAAGTATTGAAGAACGAATAATCTCTGCTTGCAATCGTTATGGAATTGACAGTTCTGTTGTGTTAGGAATTGCTAGATTAGAAACTGGGAACTTTACTTCATATGCATATCTTGTTGGGAATAATCCTGGAGGTATGAGTGTGAATGAGGTTCCCATTATTTATGGAAGTATTGAAGAAGGAGTTGAAGCTATGGTAAGTAATTTAGCTCATAATTACTTTGCTATTGGACTGACAACACCTGAGTTAATTGGTCAAAAATACTGTCCTGTTAATCCAAATTGGGCTTATTTAGTGAGGAGTTTGATGTAAAGTGGCTAAGGATTTTCTATATGACTACCAAAAAGAAGCAGTATCAAAAATGAAGAATGGTTGCATATTAAATGGAGGGGTTGGAACTGGAAAAAGCAGAACCAGCCTCTATTATTATTTTCAATTGAATGGTGGTCGTATTGAAGGTAATAGATACACAAAAATGTCAAGGCAAATGGACTTGTATATTATTACAACTGCCAGAAAGAGAGATACAAAAGAATGGGAAGATGAATTGAAACCATTTAAGATGAGAAATTATATTCATTTGAACATTGTGATTGATAGTTGGAACAACATTAAAAAGTATGTTGGTGTGCAGAATGCTTTCTTTATATTTGATGAACAGAGAGTTGTTGGGAACGGAACTTGGGTTAAGTCATTTTTGGCAATTACTAAAAGCAATAAGTGGATTCTATTGAGTGCAACTCCTGGTGACACTTGGACCGATTATATTCCTGTGTTTATCGCTAATGGGTTCTATAGAAACAGAACAGACTTTATTAATCAGCATGTTATATATTCTAGATTCTCTAAGTATCCAAAGATTGATAGATATGTTAACACTAGAAGACTTGTAAGATTGAGAGATGGGATATTAGTTGATATGAGCTACTTGAGAAAGACTGTACGGCATGACATTGATATTTTCTGTGATTACAACAAGACTGAGTATAAAGAAGTGTTTAAGAATCGTTGGGATCCATTTAAGCATGAGCCAATCCAGCAAGCAAGTAGTATGTGTTATATTTTGAGACGACTTGTGAATACTTATCCAGATAGGCAGATTCAATTGCTTGATATTGTGAGAGAGCACCCAAAGAGTATCATCTTCTACAACTTCGATTATGAGCTTGATATTTTGAAAGGAATCTTTGAACAGATAGACTGGCTTGAAGTAGCTGAATGGAATGGTCACAAACATCAAGAGATTCCAGAAAGTGACAAATGGGTATATTTGGTTCAGTACACTGCTGGTTGTGAAGGTTGGAATTGTATACAGACTGACACTATTATATTTTACAGTCAGAATTATTCATACAAAGTACTTGAGCAAGCTAGAGGTCGTATTGATAGATTGAATACCCCTTACGTAGATTTATATTATTATCATTTAAAAAGTAGGTCTGGTATTGACATTGCTATATCTAGGGCAATTAATAGTAAGAAAAATTTCGTTGAAAAGAAATTTGTACCAGACTTGATGTTCTAACAAATACAAGGATTTTGGTTCGTTTTATGGCCAGATTCTTGTATTTTTTCTTGCAAAGTTTTGTGCACAAAAATGTGTAAAACATAAAAATTTTTGTGTTTTTGAGATATTTTTTGATGAAAAAACGTGTATACCTGGCTTTTTGTCCAAAAAAACATGTTTTTTACAAATTTTTTACAATTTTTGTGCAGCGAAAAATGCTTTATATAAAGGAGATTTGAGGGTAAAACATAAAAACATAAAAATATTACCAACTTTTATTAAAAATAAAAATAAATATATAAGAAGTTTTAAGAAAATTTTTGTGTTTTTGTGTTTTGAGCAAAATAGTAGTATTTTCTGCTATTTTACACAAGGTGGATAAAAACTACTAAATCATCACAAGATTTATATTTTCTCACTCAAGTTAGGGTTCGCGTAAGAATCATACTCTTTTATGAGGGGAAAAGTGCATTTTTGACTTAATGGTCATGCACTTATCCTTTTAGCATTTTAGAAGAGGAACTGAAACAGAAAAGGAGGAATCGTAATGTTGGAGTCTAAATTTCAGAGCGAGCTAATAAAAGAGCTGAAAAGTATATTTCCAGGATGCATCGTGATGAAGAATGATTCGAGTTACATTCAAGGTATTCCAGATTTGCTTGTTTTATATTCTGACAAATGGGCAACTCTTGAATGTAAGAAAACTTTGAATTCGAGTCATCAACCAAATCAGGATTACTATGTAGGGCTAATGAACGATATGTCATTTAGTAGATTTATCTGCCCTGAAAATAAGGAGGAAGTATTAAATGCTTTGGCAAAATTATTCAAGGTTAAGAGGGAAGCATAGTTTCTTAAGTCCAAGTTCAAACTACTGGCTTAACTATGATGCCCAAAAAATGATGGAGCGATATTTCAATTCTTTCGCTCAAGACTCAGGAACAAATTTACATCAGTTTGCAGAGGAACATATTAAGTGGGCAGAGTACATGTTATATTCTGCAAGAACATTTGAGGATGGTTCTAAAGTTAGAGCTAATGATGTAAGACTTTTAAAGAATGACAAAAAAGAAGTTCGTAAATGGTTATTCAAGAATCATATTCCAGTGCAAGCTGTTGATTTGGATTTTGTATATCCTAACTTACAAGCTTATGTCAATGATGCAATTGATTTACGAATGGATCCAGAAGTAATTTTATATTATTCAGAGTATTGTTTTGGAACTGCAGACTGTATTAGTTTCGAAAACAACTTATTAAGAATACATGATTTAAAGACTGGTAAATCACCAGCACATATGGAGCAGCTATTAATTTATGCCGCTCTTTTTTGTTTAAACTACGGAATTCGTCCAGGTGATATTTCATTTGAACTTCGTATTTATCAAAACAATGAAATTAATGTTTGCAATCCTACTGAAGAAGATATTTCTCCAATCATGGATAAGATCATATATTTCGACAGAATAATCCAAGAAACAAAGGAGGGCTCAGACAATGTATCAAGATAAACCTCCTATTCAATCATATTTTGGTGTCCAAGAAGATGAAGATTATATTGTTCATTATGGAATGCCAAGAAGAAGTGGCCGATATCCTTGGGGTTCAGGAGAAGATCCATATCAACATGAAGAATGGGCTGACTTTCTAGTTCGTATTAATAAACTAAAGGCTAAAGGTTGGACAGAAACACCAGAAAATATTAAAAAAGAATTTGGTGAAAATATGACAACCACTCAGTACCGAAGAGAAAAGTCATATGCAGAGTACAAGGATAGATTATATCGTGTAAATACTGCAAAGCGACTTAAAGAAAAAGGTAATGAAGCAAATGGTTGGAAACCTATGGGTGCTTCTGAAATTGGTAGAGTCATGGGTATTAATGAATCATCAGTTCGTTCTTTATTAAATGACAAATCTGAATCTCGTATGATGAAAGCACAACATACAGCTGATTTTCTTAAAGAAGAGTTAAAAGAAAAGAGAATGATTGATGTTGGAGCAGGTGTTGAACGAGAACTTAATATTCCAAGAAATAAGTTAGACACTGCTTTATTTTTGTTAGAGAAGGAAGGCTATCATATTTACAAAGGTGGTATTCCTCAAGCTACAAATCCAGGACAACAATCAAACCAAATTGTATTGTGTTCTCCTGATGTAGCTCATAAAGAGATTTATAATTATGATCAAGTCAAGACTATTACTGACTATAAATCTTTAGATAATGGTGAATCATTTGATAAAAGACCAGCTGTTGGTGCTCCAGTATCTTTAGATTCTAAACGTGTAATGATTAGATACAAAGAAGATGGTGGAATTGACAAAGATGGAACTATTGAGCTAAGAAGAGGTGTTAAAGACTTAGCACTAACTGATCCAGCAGATGCTACTGGGACTAAAGGTGAAAAGACTTATGCTCAGGTTCGTATTTTAGTTGATGGCACTCATTATATTAAAGGAATGGCTGTATATTCTGATGGTAAAGACATGCCTAATGGTGTTGATGTCATATTTAATACTAATAAAGGTAAAGACAAACCAATGACTGAGGTACTTAAGAAAATAAAAGATGACCCAGATAATCCATTTGGTTCACTTATTAAAGGTCAAAACCATTATATTGATAAGAATGGCAAAGAACAGCAAGGTGTTATTAATTATCGTGCTGTTGAAGGTGATTGGGATGAATGGAAGAACTCAGTACCTTCTCAATTTTTAGCTAAGCAATCTATTAACATGGCAGAGAAGCAATTAAATTTAGCTAAGGAGACCAAAGCTCAAGAATATGCCGATATTATGGCTTTGACAAATCCTACAGTTAAAAAATATTTGTTAAGTAAATTTGCAAGTGAATGTGACTCTGCTGCAGTACATTTACAGGCAGCTGCTCTACCAGGCCAAAGATACCAAGTACTTACTGCTATTCCAACAATGAAAGAAACTGAAGTATATGCTCCTAACTTTCAAGATGGAACAAAATTAGCATTGGTTCGATATCCTCATGGCGGTATATTTGAAATTCCTGTTCTTACTGTTAATAACAGACAGAAACAAGCTAGATCTATATTAGGAACTAGTCCTCAAGATGCAATTGGCATCAACTCTAAGGTAGCAGAACAGTTATCTGGTGCCGACTTTGATGGTGATACTGTTATGTGTATTCCTACAGACGATAAACAAGGTAGAGTTCGTATATCTAGAGCCAAACCTTTGGAAGGATTAAAAGGATTTGACCCTAAAGATTCATATCAGTATGACACAGTTAAGACTGATGCTAAAGGTGAGACTCATTATTATCGTAATGGTAGAGAATTCCCAATTATGAAGAATACTCAGACTGAGATGGGAATTATATCTAACCTTATTACAGACATGACTATTGGTAATGCTAAGCCTGATGAATTAGCAAGAGCTGTACGACACTCAATGGTTGTTATTGATGCAGAGAAACATAAATTGGACTACAAACAATCATATGTAGACAACAATATTGATGCATTAAAGAAAGAATACCAGAATGGTGGAGGAGCTTCTACTATATTGTCAAAGGCTAAGAGTCAGAAGTCAGTAGAGAAGACTCAAGGTACTCCAAGAGTTAACATGAAGGGTAAAACATATTATGACCCAACTAAACCAGAAGGTGCTCTTATTTATAAGAAGGCTGATGATCTATATTATCCTGAACGTAAGAGAGATCCTAATACTGGTAAGATTACACTTCGTACTGCTGATGGAGGAAAGGTTACTTATGACCCAACTGACAAGGCACAAAGAGAGAAGTATGAACCAGTTCGCACAGTAACACTAAAGAGTGGTAAACAAGTATTTGATAAGACCATCACTAATAAGGATGGAACTATTGTATACAAGACTAAGACTAGATTAGAACGTACTACAAAGATGGCAGATACTGATGACCCATATTCTCTAGTGTCTAAGGCACAGCACCCCATGGAGATGTTGTATGCCCAGTACGCCTCCTCTATGAAGAGTATGGGGAATGAGGCCCGTAAGTCTATGATGACGGCGGGTAGTATTAAATACAATAAAGATGCTGCCAAAGCATATTCTAAAGAGGTGGCAAGCCTTAGTACTAAACTTAATACTGCTTTACTTAATGCAACTAAGGAGCGACAAGCACAACGTCTAACCCAAGCAGAATTAAATCGTAAGAAAGCAGAGGGCTTAATCGACAAGTCAGATGTTAAGAAGACATCACAAAAGACTATTGAAAAGTATAGAAAAGAGTTAGGAACAAGCACACGTTCTGAAAGAAACATAGACATCACTGCTAAAGAATGGGAAGCTATTCAAGCAGGAGCTATTTCTGAGAATACTTTAAGTAAGATTCTTAGCAATGCTGACATTGATGTTTTAAGAGATTTAGCAACACCAAAAAGTCAAAAGACTTTAAGTAATGCAAAGATTGCAAGAATCAAGTCATTGTCTAACTCTAACTATACAACAGCACAGATTGCTGAAATGATGGGTATTTCAACAGCAACTGTTACAAAGTATTTGAAAGGAGCTTAATTATGAAAGTAATGTTAACAACAATTGACAATCCTTTTGATCCTTTCACTGAATTTACAAATTGGTATGAGTTTGATGTTTTAAAAGGTTACAATTCTTGTCAATACTTACAAAGAATTGCTAATGTTTCTGACTACTTTACTGAAGAAGAACAAGAAGCAAGAATTAATGAAGCAATTGATGAAATTATTAGACTAAATCCTTTAAAAATTTACAAAAAAGTAGAAAAGAAATAAAAAATAAGCGCGAGAGCACCAGTCTCAATATAAAAAAGCATAGAGGGGGGTCTAAAATTTAACCACCCCCTCCTGCATCGCGCCGGTCTTCGGAAATTCTCCGGGGGTGAAATTGATATTTAAGTTTGCATGGTTTTAATGACAGGTTCTGGGTAGTGGTTGGTCACATTATTTACTCCTTTATAGTGTTGTTATCCTCTCTTAATTTAAGCCGTTTTCAGTTCTTCAACGCCTAACAAAAGTGCTCAGGAACTGTCATTAAAGTTATGTAAACTATGTGATATTTACACAACAACTCAAGAAAGGTGGGATTACTATGGGTAGAAAGTCTAACAAAGTTATTGATATTTCTGAAGAATCTCCAACTGCAGCTCTTAGTGCAGAGGAAAGACAGAATAGAATGATTGGTTATGCTATTGATATGGCAGAGGAACAACTTAGAAACCGAACAGCTTCATCTCAAGTAGTTACTCACTTCTTAAAATTAGGTACAGTACAAGCTCAGTTGGAGCTAGAAAAGTTAGCATCTGAGAATGCACTACTAAAGGCTAAGACTGAAGCTATTCAATCTGGTAAAGAGATTGAAAGTTTATTTACTGAAGCCATTAAGGCTATGACGGAGTATCGTGGAGATGAGTAGGTCATATTCTGAGTTAATTAAACTTAAAACTTTTGAAGAACGGTTCAACTATCTATGGACACCAAATGAAGTAGGCAACGAAACTTTTGGCTCTAGTAGATATTTGAACCAAATTTTTTATCACTCTCCCGAGTGGAGAAGCTTTAGACATAAGGTCATTACTCGTGACAATGGATGTGATTTAGGAATACCAGACTTACCAATACAAGATAAGATTTATATTCATCACATCAATCCATTGACTAAAGCAGATGTAATTAATAGGTCACCTGCACTGTTTGATTTGGAGAATGTTATAGCTTGTACTTATGACACCCACAAGGCTATACATTACGGGAATCTAAGTCAGCTAAACAGTAAGGTTATAGAAAGAGTTCCAGGTGACACATGTCCTTGGAAATAGAATGGAGGACAGGTATATGGATGAGAGCAATATCAACATGAATAGTATCTTAGAGTCTATCAAGAAATGCAGTGGTGTTTCCAATTGGGATAGTGCATTTGATTCAGACTTGATTCTATTCATCAACAGTAACTTTCTTGCATTAGGTCAGATGGGAATTAATAGCGCTAAGTCATTTTCTGTTACTGATGAGTCAACTTTGTGGACTGATCTGATGAAAGATGGACCATTACTTAATGCTATCAAGTCGTGGTTATATTTGAAGACTAGACTAGAGTTTGACCCACCAACTGGTTCAGCATTAGACAGTTACAAGGCAATGATTAATGAGTATGAATGGCGAATTTGTTCGGAGGTGGATTATCATGGCAGATTACAGAATTAATACTTCTGATGAACTATACCATCATGGTGTTCTAGGAATGAAGTGGGGTGTAAGACGTTATCAGAATTACAATGGAAGCTATACTCAAGCCGGGTTAAAGAGGTATGAGAAGTCAGCATCAACGTATTAAGATTTGAAAGCTAAGAAGAAACAGTACGGGTCTAGAACCATGATGGATTCTAGGACAACTTATGGTCGTGCTACTAAATTAGCTAAACAACGAATGAAGAAAGATTATAAGCATTTAAAGCAAGATAAGTTAGCCGATCAGGGTAAAAATTTATATGCAAATGGTTATCATATTACTGATAATGCTGGAACTAAAATGGCTAGTGCTGCTGTAACAGGTGGTACTGCAATTGGTTGGGCTTATACTAATAAATTAATTGATAGAAAACAAGCTGAATCACTGGCAGTTATTGCAGGGTCAGTTGGTGCTATTGGTGCCGGAATTAGTTTCGTGAACTACAATAAAGACCGTAAGTTAAGAGCATATTACGGACACACTTCCAATTATTAAGGATTGGGGGTTATATTATATGAACTATTATGCAATAAACACTTCTGACACATTACAACATCATGGTGTTCTAGGAATGAAATGGGGAGTCAGAAGATACCAGAATAAAGATGGCAGTCTAACAGATGCCGGAAGAAAAAAAGTAAGTAAAGAGTATAAGAAGGTATCAAGACAAGCAAATAGAAGCTTGATTTCACAATATGATGGAATGCAAATCAATGCATATAATCATACTGTCGATTATTTTAATAGGAATAAAATCACAGAAAAATTTAACGAAGAGCAGGAAAAAAAGTATGGTGAAAATTATACTAAGAGAGATGGCTATCGTGAAGATTATGAAAAAATGTTCGAGACATATATAAATGCTGCTATGGCTAAACAAATTGACTATTTCTATAAAAATGACGAGAGTGTTAAAAAAGGAAGAGAATTAGTTAAAAAATATGACATGACTTCATGGGATGATTTGGCTGCTAAAAATGAAAATAGAATGAAGCATCTAAATGAGACCATGACAAAGTTAAGTTAAGTAGTAGGTGATTAAATGGCATTATCTAACACTGCTGTTCCAAAGTATTACGGCAGATTTAGAGATGCCGTTATACGAGGAGAGATACCTGTATGTAAACAAGTATCTATGGAAATGAATAGGATTGATGCATTGATTGCCAGTCCTAAATATTATTATGATGATAAAGCTGTCGAAGGATGGATTAAATTCTGTGAAAATGAATTAGTTCTAACCGATGGCTCAGATTTAAACTTGCTAGATTCATTTAAACTATGGGGTGAGCAAGTATGGGGTTGGTACTACTATGTCGAACGTAGTGTGTATGAACCTAATGAAGATGGGCATGGTGGGCACTATGTTCAAAAGACAATTAAGAAACGTCTAATCAACAAACAGTATTTGATTGTTGGTCGAGGTGCTGCTAAGTCATTGTATGCTTCAAGTATGCATGGATATGAGCTTAATGTAGACCCATCAACAACACATCAAGTAGCTACAGCTCCAACAATGAAGCAAGCTGAGGAAACAATGTCTCCTTTGAAAACAGCAATTACAAGAGCTAGAGGGCCTTTGTTTAAGTTCTTAACTCAAGGATCATTGCAGAACACGACTGGTTCAAGAGCAAATAGACAGAAGTTATGCTCTACTAAGAAAGGTATTGAAAACTTTCTAACCGGTAGTTTGCTTGAAGTCAGAGCTATGAGTATTGATTCACTGCAAGGTTTAAGATGTAAATTAGCCACAGTTGATGAATGGCTATCTGGAGATATTAGAGAAGATGTAGTTGGGGCAATTGAGCAAGGTGCATCTAAATTGGACGACTATCTAATTATTGCAACTAGTTCAGAAGGAACAGTTCGTAATGGAGTAGGTGATAGCGTCAAAATGGAATTAGAACAGATCCTAAGAGGTGAGTACATTAACCCACACGTTTCAATCTGGTGGTATAAGCTCGATTCATTGGATGAAGTTGGAATTCCTGAGATGTGGCTTAAGGCAAATCCTAACACTGGTAAGACAGTAACTTATGAAACAATTCAATTAGATGTTGAACGTGCTGAGAAAACTCCGGCAGCAAGAAACGATATTTTAGCAAAACGATTTGGTATACCTATGGAAGGGTATACCTATTTTTTTACCTATGATGAAACTATACCTCATAGGAAACGAAGCTTTTGGAAGATGCCTTGTAGTCTTGGTGCCGACCTTTCAAGAGGTGATGACTTCTGTGCCTTTACGTTCTTGTTCCCATTATCTAATGGAGGATTTGGGGTTAAGACAAGAAACTATATTTCTTCATTAACTTTTAATAAGTTGCATCCAGCAATGCGAATGAAGTATGAAGATTTTATTAAAGAAGGAAGTTTAGCTGTCATGGAAGGAACAACTTTAGATATGATGGAGGTCTATGAAGATTTAGATCAATTCATCCTTCAGCAAGAGTATGATGTTCGAACATTTGGATTTGACCCATATAATGCAGAAGCATTTGTTCAAAGATGGGTAACAGAAAACGGTCCATTTGGAGTAGAGAAAGTACAGCAAGGAGCTAGAACAGAATCAGTTCCATTAGGTGAGATTAAGAAGATTTCAGAGGAAAGACTTTTAATCTTTGATGAACAATTGTTCGGATTTGCAATGGGAAATTGTATCACTATTGAGGATACAAATGGTAATAGGAAATTGCTAAAAAAAAGGCATGACGAGAAGATTGACCCTGTCGCTGCCTTGATAGATGCATTAGTTGCGTTCAAACGAAACCCTGATGCATTTGAATAATTATCTTAAGAATTCTTTTGTAGCTATTTTTCCAATTTTTCTGGTAGTAGCATAATTGAATCCACCACCTATTACTCCACCAACAACTGGTAGTAAATCACAAAGGTTAATAACACCTTTAGAACCAAATTTAGTGATAATTCTACCTCCAAGTTTTTGGTTGACTTTAACTAATAATGTTCTTGGTATTTTATCAATTAATTTGCTTCCAACTTTCTGGCTAATCTTAACCCCCATTTTATTAAGTGCTTCAGCTACACTTTCTCCAGTAAGACAAATGTATGCAACTGTACGAACTTCATCATCTTTTGGATCATATCCGCCAAGAACTGCAATAGCAGAAATCATTTGAAGTTGAACGAAGATACAAGCGGTTAAATCTGCAGGGATTGCTACTGCCATAGTTAATAAGCCACCTAATCCGGTAATAAAACCAGATGTGGTGCATTTTTTAACTTGAGCATTAATTAGTTTTTCAGCCGCAGTCTTAGGATTGTGATATTTGGCTAAATATTCATTAGCTAATTCATAACTAGTTTTTACTCCAGGTAATCCTTGCATGGTTTTATCATAGCAAGCATTTATAGCTTTAATTAAGTCTTCCTGCGAGATTTCTTTAATTTTATTAATTTGCGCAGGTACATTTACTTTAGGAATTTGCATATGTGAATCTCCTTTAATGTTTATATTTTAACACGAAAGAAGGTGCTACTCAATGTATGATGAACTATATCACCATGGTGTTCTAGGAATGAAATGGGGAGTCAGAAGATATCAGAATAAAGACGGTTCAAGAATCAAAGGAGCTAGAGCAAGAGCTAAGGCTATTGGAGACTCTGGATATTTTGATAGGACTATTAAAGATGGAAAAGATAAAGATAAAATTTCGCCAGGCGAAAAGATTATGAAGAATACTAGAAGTGCTACTGATAATGGAAGGCAAATTAGTAGAGCTGCTAGAAACATGAAAAAGTCAACATCACCCGATTTAAGTCACATGACAGATGCAGAATTAAAAAGTGCAATTAATCGTATGGATTTAGAAAGACGATACAATGAATTATCTTCAAAAGACAAACGAACTGGATTTGACTACGTAGATAATGTTCTTGATATTGTTGGTGGTGTTGCAGGTATTAGTGGGTCAATCATTGCTACTATTGCACTGATTAGATCAATGAAATAGGAGGAACAAAAATGAACTATTACGGTACAGATTACACTGAAGATGATTTAAAACATTATGGCGTTCTAGGAATGAAATGGGGAGTAAGAAGAGCTCAGAAATATGCTAGTAAAGCAAGTGCAGCAAAACGAGCTGGCAATAAGGCTTTAGCATCACAGTATCAAGCTAAATCTAATAAAATTATGAAGAAACATAAAAACAGATCAGGGAAAGCTGTAGATCGAGTAAGTAAACAATCATGGGGTAAAAGTATTGCTCAATCTTTATGTTTTGGTACATATGGTGCATTGAAATATAACCAGATGCGTGCTAAAGGATATAACAGAGGTAAATCTGCAGTTGCTGGCATATTAGGACATTTAGGAAATAATGCTACTGGAGGATTAGCATGGTTGGTAGAACCTAGATTACGTGGCGGACAAGATTGGCTTCCTGATAAAAAGAAGTAGGTGATTACAATGCATTATTACGTAGTTAATACTTCTGATGAACTATACCATCATGGTGTTCTAGGAATGAAATGGGGAGTTCGTCGTTATCAGAGAAAAGATGGAAGTTTGACTAGTGCTGGTCTTCATAGATATGATAAAGATAGAAATAAGCTAAATTTTTTACAGAAACATAACAATAAGCTAATTGAAAAATACAAAGCTAAAGGTTATGGAGAAAATGCAGCTCAAATTGCAGCAAAAAGACAGATGAGAGTTGAAGCAGCTGTTGCTGGTGTTGCAGCTGTTGCGGTTGGGGTAATAGCTACAAAAGGAGCAATTAGATTTGGTCAAAATTTCTGCGATAAAACTATAAAATCAGGAAAAGTTATTCAAAATATCGGTGCATATAAGGATGCAGATTTCCAAGACACACCATTCTTTGCCGCCATTAACAGACATGATAAAAGAGCCTATGGTCATCTATATCCTGCTGAGAAGAGAGGTATGGTTATGCTAGGAGGTAAAAATCCTGAGATATTTAATAACCAAATTAAGATGACTAGAGATGTTAAAAGGGCTTCTGTGAAAAATGCAAAGAAGATATTTTATGAAAAGATGGAAAGTGATCCACAATTTAAATCCAATGTAATTAAAACTCTTAAAACAACAAATTATGACGATAGCGCTGCCATCAGTGCATATTTACAAAAAGGAAAAAAATCTACAAAATTGTATGAAAGATTCAACCAATCGTTGGCAACTCCTCAAATGCAAAGTTCAGGATTGCATAAAGAGTATTATAATGCATTAAAAGATAAAGGATATAATGCTATACTAGATATAAATGATACTCGCTATAGTGGGTACAAGAAAATCTCTAAAAGCCCAACAATATTTTTTGGAAATGATGGTTGGAAGAAAGTTGGTTCTACTAAATTAAGTGATGCCACAATTGATGCAAATCGAAATAAATATGCATATGAGTACGCCGCAAAGCAACTTGGAGTTAAAGCTGGTAAGCTTGGTGCTGCCGGTGTTGTTGCAAAAAAATGTTGCTGATCAACGCATTATTAATGCATATTTAGAAAAGCATCCAAATACGAAACTAACAGATAAAGAAATCTTAAAGGCTGTTAGAGAATAGTATAAAGGAGAAAAAGAAATGAATAAGATTAATAAGATGATGAATAAAGTTGCTGAGAAAAACGGTTATAATTCTGTTGAAAAATTACTTATGGATTATAACTTTTTACCAACTGTTCTTACTCCAAAGCATAAAAAAATTGGGATTTTAAAAGCAATAGCTAAAACTTTGAAAGATACTAATAAATAGGAGCCGTCAAAATGGAAAATTCAATTAGTTCTAGGTTAGCACATGCCTGGAACGCTTTTTTTAATAGAGATCCTACTTATCGTCCTGACTATGGAGGATATTCTTATCAACCATTTCGAACAAGACTACGAAACGGTAATGAGAAGTCTATTGTTTCATCAGTATTTACGCGAATTGCAATTGATTGTTCGCAGATTGATATTCGACATGTAAAACTAGACGAGAACGGTAGATATTTATCAGACATTAACAGTGGTCTTAATAATTGTCTTACCTTAGAAGCAAATATTGACCAAACTGGTAGACAACTAAAGAAAGATATTGTCATGTCTCTATTAGACGAAGGCGTAGTGGCCATTGTTCCTACAGATACAAAATTTGATCCTACTAAAACTGGTTCTATTGACATTGAAAAGTTGAGAACCGGAAAGATTGTGGAGTGGTATCCGGAACATGTACGTGTGAATCTATATAACGAGAAGACTGGTAGACATGAAGATGTGACTCTACCAAAAAGTATGGTGGCTATTGTTGAGAATCCACTATACGAGATTATTAATCAACCAAACTCAACATTACAACGATTGATTCGTAAGTTAAATCTATTAGATGTAATTGATGAACAGAGCGGAGCAGGAAAGCTAGACATGATTATTCAATTACCATATGTCATTAAATCAGATGCTCGAAGAGAACAAGCAGAGAAGAGACGTAAGGACATTGAAATGCAGTTAGCCGGCTCTAAGTACGGTATTGCGTACACAGATGGAACTGAGAAGATTACACAGCTTAACCGTTCAGTAGATAACAACTTAATGAGTCAAATCGAATACTTAACAAACATGCTATACAGTCAACTAGGAATTACACAAGCTGTAATGGATGGCACTGCTGATGAAAAGACAATGCTTAACTATTACAACCGCAGTGTAGAGCCTATTATTGCAGCTATAGCAGATGAATTTAGAAGAAAATTTTTAACAAAAACTGCTAGAACTCAAATGCAGTCTATCGAATACTTCAGAAATCCATTTAACCTAGTGCCGGTTAATGACATTGCTGAGATTGCTGACAAGTTCACTCGAAATGAAATTCTAACGTCTAACGAAATTCGTCAGATTATTGGAATGAAACCATCTTCCGATCCAAAGGCAGATGAATTAGTGAACAGTAACATTAGTCAATCAAACGCTGAAGTAGAAGAGAGAATGGGTATGAATACCGGAGCAGATGAGGATATGGAAGAAATTCCGGCAGACGAGACAAACAGTGAAATTTCAGGAGATACTCCGCTTAGTCAATTAAATCTATAGACAAACAAGCATAGATTAAATCGGCAAAACAGTATCAATTGAATGGAACTGTTTTTTTTTTGCTTTTTAGAAGGAGGAACCGTTAAAATGGAAAAATTTGATTTTGGTGGATGGGCTACTCGTAATGACATTAAATGCTCTGACGGGAGAACTATCCGTAAGAATGCTTTCGCTGATTGCGATGGCATGGAAGTTCCTCTGGTATGGAATCACTTGCACGATGACCCAGATAACGTTTTAGGGCATGCAATGCTTAAGAACGAAGATTCAGGGGTCTATGCATATGGAAAATTCAATGATTCTCCATCTGGAAAATTGGCAAAAGAATTAGTGAAAAACCATGATGTTAAGCACTTATCAATTTATGCAAACCAATTAAAACAGAACGGAGGAGATGTCTTACATGGCGCAATCCGTGAAGTTAGCTTGGTTCTAGCTGGTGCGAATCCAGGAGCATACATTGATACAATCCTAGCTCACTCTGATGATTCAGATGAAGCCGCAATTATTAACATTCATGAAGATTCAGACAGCATTGAATTGTACCACAGTGATTCTCAACCAGAAGAGAAGAAAGAAACAAAAGCAGAAGTAAAAACTGATGCAAAAGAAGAAAAGGAGACTAAAGAAATGAGTACACCAAACAGTAACGACAAAACAATTAAGGAAATCTTCGACACATTGAATGAAGAACAAAAGACAGTTGTATACGCCTTAATTGGACAAGCATTAGAAGATGCACAGGGCGGAGGCTCTGAAAACGAGGAGGACGAAGACATGAAACACAACGTATTTGACAATGACATGATTGATGACGGAGATGCTTTAATCCACACTGGAATGGAAGTAATCATCAAAGATGCAAAACGCCAAGGAAGTTTACGTGAAAGCTTCTTAGCACACGCTGATGAATATGGAATCAAAAACATCGACTACTTATTCCCAGATGCTAAGAATTTCACTGATAAACCAGAATTTATCCAACGTGAAATGGGATGGGTACAAAAAGTTATGAGTGGAGTTCATCACACACCATTCTCACGCATTAAATCAATGTTTGCAGATATTACTGCAGATGAAGCACGTGCTAAAGGTTATATCAAAGGAAAGATGAAGAAAGAAGAAGTATTCAGCTTATTGAAACGTACTACAACTCCTACAACTATCTATAAGAAACAAAAGATGGACCGCGATGATGTAATTGACATTACAGATTTCAATGTAATCGCATGGTTAAAATCTGAAATGCGTATGATGTTGGATGAGGAAATTGCACGTGCAATCTTAATCGGTGACGGACGTTTAGCTTCAGATGATGACCACATCAAAACTGATAACATTCGCCCAATCGCTTTAGATGAAGATTTATACAATATCAAAGCAGATATTAATGTTGCTACTGGTGCAACTGGAGCTGATAAAGCTAAAGCATTCATTGACTCTGTAATTCGTAGCCGTAAAGACTACAAAGGTTCAGGTAATCCAACATTATACACTACTGAAGATTTAGTAACTGAATGCTTATTATTGGAAGATAAAATTGGTCACAAACTTTACAAGACTGAAGCTGAATTAGCAACTACTTTACGTGTTAAAGAAATCGTTACTGTTGAAGTAATGGAAGGCTTCAAAGACAAAGACCAAAAAGAAGTTGCTGGTATCGTAGTTAACTTAGCTGACTACAATGTTGGTGCAGATAAAGGTGGAGAAATCAACATGTTTGATGACTTCGATATCGACTATAACCAACAGAAATACTTGATTGAAACTCGTTGCTCAGGAGCATTGGTTAAACCATACTCAGCTATCACTTTAGCTTACAAAGTTGCAGCTGCTTAGTCAGGAGATTCAAAATGGCAAAATTTTATGGAGAGATTGGATTTGCAATCAGTAAGGAGACGGCCCCTGGAGTATACACTGATACAATAGAGCGCCGTTTTTATTATGGAGAAGTAAATTCAAGACGTATACGAACTACAAATGGAAACAGTATTAATGACAATGTTAATGTTAGCGATGAGATTAGTATTGTGTCTGATCCATTTGCTAATGAACATTATTTTGCCATGAAATACGTAACTTACATGGGAGTTAAATGGAAAGTGGAAAACATTTCTGTTCAATTCCCACGTTTAGTTTTATCACTTGGAGGAATTTACAATGAGTAGCAATAGACTAGAGTTACATGAAAAACTAGTGGAAGTGTTAGGAAGTAGAAATGTATATTTCCAACCTCCAAAAAACATACAAATGAAGTATCCGGCTATTGTTTACTCTCTAAGTGGTATAGACCCAAAACATGCCAATGATAAAGTGTATTTATTAAGGCATGCATATGATGTAACTGTAATTGATAAGGACCCTGATAGTGAAATTCCAGAAAGAATCGCACATTTCCCCCTTTGTCGATTCTCAAGAAAATTCGAATCAGATAACCTTAATCAGACAGTGTTCAAACTTTACTATTAATAGGAGGATACAATAATGGCTGATACTAAAAGATTAGTTTGGGACCAGACAGGCGAAAGAGTCTATGAAACTGGTACCGAAAAAGGTGTTCTTTATCCATGTGTTGATGGAGCTTATCCAAAAGGCGCAGCATGGAATGGATTGACTGGCGTTTCCCAAAATCCATCTGGAGCAGAAGCAACACCTCTATATGCTAACAACAAGAAATACTTAAACCTTATTTCTGATGAAGAATTCGCAGCAACTATTACTGCTTACACTTACCCTGATGAATGGGAAGAATGTGATGGTTCAGTTCAATTAGCACAAGGTGTAATGGTTGGACAGCAACCTCGTAAGACATTCGGATTGTCATATGTAACTTTAAAAGGCAATGACACTGAAGGTACTTCACATGGTTATATTATTCACTTGGTATACGGAGCTACAGCTTCACCTTCATCAAAAGACTACAAAACTACTAACAATGACCCAGAAGCTATCGAGTTCTCATGGGAAGCAACATGTGTTCCAGTAGAAGTAGAAGGTATGAAGAAACCAACTGCTCATATTACTATTGACAGTACTAAATGTAAACCTGAGGAATTAAAGAAATTAGAAGATGCTCTTTACGGAACAGAATCTACTGAACCTCATTTACCTTTACCTGCTGAATTAAAAACTATCTTTACTTCAGTAGCTGCGTAATAACTCACAAGAGGTATACCACATTATGGTCAATGCCTCTTCTTTTTTGTTTTTAGAAATTAATAAAGGAGATCAAATTTATGTTAAAGAAAACTATTACTTATACAGATTTTAATGGAACTGAACGTACTGAAGATTTTTACTTCAACTTAACAAAAGCAGAAGTTGTTGAAATGCAATTAGGTACAGTAGGCGGATTCGATGCAATGCTTGAAAACATTATCAAAGCACAAGATCAACCATCATTGATTAAAGAATTCAAGAAATTAATCAAGGCTTCTTATGGTGTTAAGAGTTCTGATGGTCGTAAGTTTGTTAAGAATGAAGAAGTATTTGAAGACTTTGCTCAAACTGAAGCATACTCAAAACTTTTTATGGAATTAGCAACTAATGATAACAGTGCTTCCGAATTTGTTGCAGGAATCCTACCACCTGATCTAGACAGCTTAGTAGATGACGTAAAGCCACAAGCTTAATTTAGAAAACAACAAGGGAGGTAATTAAATGCTAGAAATTATTGTCGAACCAATTGAAGGCTGGGATTCTAGGAAAGAGGAATTCTTGACAATTCCTGGAGGAAAGCTTGTTCTTGAGCATTCTCTTGTCTCCCTTTCTAAGTGGGAGTCAAAATGGCATAAACCATTCTTAAGAGAAGGTAAGAAAACGCCTGAAGAGATTCTCGACTATATAAAATGTATGACCGTCAGTAAACAAGGAACTGATGATATTTACAATCACCTTTCCAATAAGAACATTGACGACATTAATAACTACATTGAAGACCCTATGACTGCAACTACGTTCACTTCCTTATCAAGTAAACACCAAGTACGTCAAGGAGAGTTTATTACATCCGAATTAATTTATTATTGGATGATTGCTCTTAATATTCCATTTGAATGTGAGAAGTGGCATCTAGAAAGACTGCTTACTTTGATTCGTATCTGTAACGACAAGAATGCTCCTCCTAAGAAGATGAGTAAGGAAGAGATTATGGAAAGAAATAGAGCATTAAACGCGCAACGAAGAGCTAAATTACATACAAAAGGATAAGGTGATGTTATGGGATTTAAGCTAAAAAGTAAAGGCGACTATTCTAAAACAACAAAGTACTTAGCAGGTTTAAAAAAAGCAGAGTTCAAGAGAGTCTTAGAAGCATACGCTCGTCAAGGTGTAAATGCTTTATCAGAGGCGACCCCAATTCGAACTGGTGAGACTGCTTACTCTTGGGATTACAAGATTATTGATAAGAATGGTCGAATAGAATTGAGATTTATTAATACACACATCAACAAAGGAGTACCCATTGCTATTATTCTGCAATACGGACATGGCACTGGTACTGGTGGTTGGGTAGAAGGAAGAGATTACATCAATCCTGCTGCTCAACCTTTTTTTGATGATGTAGTAGACAGACTATGCCAGGAGGTGACTAAGTTATGAGCAATGTAATTGATGATAGAGTCGTGTCGTTGGAATTTGATAATCGCAATTTCGAGTCAAATGTTTCAACTACTATGACCACTTTAGATAGATTAAAAGCCAAGCTTAATCTCTCTGGTGCTAGTACTGGTTTAGAAAAGGTACAAAAGACAGCTAAAAGTACACCTGCCAGTCTAGAAGGAATTGCTAGTTCTGTGGCTGCTTTAGAGCAACGATTCTCAACCATGGGTATTGTTGGAGCCACTGCTATTAGTAATATTACAACTAAGATGATGCAGTTGAGTAGTAGAACCTTGAACTTCTTAACAAATGGAGTTATTCAAGGTGGTATTTCTCGTGCTATGAAGATTGAGCAAGCCAAGTTCACAATGCGTGGTTTACTTAATGATGAAAAAGCTGTAGCTGATATCATGGAAGACGTTAACTATGGTGTATCAGATACTGCATATTCTTTAGATGCTGCCGCTTCAGTTGCTGCTCAGTTGGCTGCTTCTGGTATGCGTGCTGGTGATGGTATGAAAGCAGCATTACGAGGTGTATCTGGTTTGGCTGCGATGTCTAACAGTTCTTATGAAGATATTGGTCGTATTTATACTCAGGTTGCAGGTCAAGGCAAGATGATGGGTGACCAGTTACTTCAATTCTCAGCAAGAGGTATGAACGTAGCTTCAACCATGGCTAAGTATTTTCAAGAAGTAAAAGGACAAACTACCACAACAGAAGCAACAATTCGTGACATGGTTACTAAAGGCAAGATTGATTTCCAAACATTTGCAGATGCAATGGACTGGGCATTTGGTGCTCATGCAAAGGAAGCCAATAAGACATTTAGTGGTTCAATGGCAAATATTCGAGCTGCATTGGCTAAGATTGGTGCTGAATTTGTAACTCCATTAATCAAGGAAAGTGGACCGTTTGTAAATTTCTTCAATGCAATTCGTGAAAAGATTAATGCAGTTAAAACATTATTAGTTGGTGATGGAACTGAGAATACTGTTAACTACATGAAGAAGTGGGGTGAAGCAGTAGGTTCCATAATTCAAGGAGTCACTGATAAGATTACCAAATCTGACTGGTCTAAGTTTGATTTAAAAGACAAAACTACTAATGTAGGAAAGATGGCTGATATTTTGTCTAATTTGGCTAAAGTAATTGGCCAAGTAGGTTCTGCTTTCAAGACTGCATTTAGTGATATTTTCGGTAAACAAACTTTGAAGTTGGATGGATTCTTAACAGGTCTACAAAAGATTTCAGAGAGTCTTGTTCTATCTGATGGTGCTGTAGATAAATTAACAAGAACATTTAAGGGGTTATTTTCTGTAGTTGATCTAGTTAAGAAAGCTCTGTCAACATTAGGAAACTTTATTACAAGTATATTCTCGTCTGGAGCAGTATCTGGCCTAGGCGAGTTATTTTTAACTTTAACTTCTGCAGTAGGTGATTTCTTTACTGCTATTAATAAGAATGTTAAGACTGATGGCATTATCGGCATATTTGATGCTATTGCTCAAACTATTGGCAGTCTTATCAAAACTATATCTGGAAGTGCCGATGGAGTGGTATCTAAAGTTAGTGATATTTTTGGAAAACTTAAAGATGTCATTGGAAAAGGTATGGAGTGGATTAGAAGTAACTTAACTGTAACTGATATTATGAAAGGCTTAGCTGCTGGTGGCTTCATTGGTATTTTACAAAAGCTTACTACTGCTATTGCTAATATTTTCTGGGAAGGAAGCCGGTTGCTTGCTTTATTTAGACAAAATGTTGAACAAGGTAAGATGGGTAATATTGGTGCGCAGTTAACAAAAACACTTATATCTGCTAAGAACTCATTAAACGAATTTACTAAGACTTTAAAAGTTGGTCAACTAGTTCTTGTGGCTGCTTCCATTGCTATATTAGCTAGTGCTCTAAGAAATCTATCAGAAGTGCCAATTGATAAATTGATTTCTGGATCAGGTGGTTTGCTAGCTGCTTCAGTTATTCTAGGTAAGGCATTCAAGAACATTCTTAGTGCCATTGATGGTAAGAAGAGAACTAGAGGTCTTGTGAAGAGTAGTCTTACTCTTATTGCTTTAGCAGAGGCAATGAATATTCTGTCAAAAGCTATGCAGAGATTAGCAGGACTAAAAGTTACTGATTTAGCTCAATCAATTGCTGGCATCTGGGCAGGAATGAAGATTCTAACAACTTCTTTAAAAGAAATTTCTGGAGTTAAAGTTCCAATTAAGGCGGCTGCTTCATTACTAATTGTTGCTGAAACATGCAAAGTTCTGGCAAAAGCTATGAAAATGTTTTCTGACATGTCATGGGATGAAATTGGTAGAGCTTCTATTGGTATGGGCGCTGCTCTTGCTGAAATAGTAGCTGCAGTCAAGGTCCTAGAGATGGAAGGAAAGAACGGTGCATTTGGTAAGTCTGCTGTGAGTGGTGCTGCTAGTCTTGTTTTAGTAGCAAGTTCACTTAAAAAGATTGCTAGTGCATTCAAAGACTTTGGATCCATGAACTGGGAAACAATCAAGAGTGCTTCTATTGGTATGGGTGCTGCTCTTGCTGAAGTTGTTGCATCAATTAAGATTCTACAACTAGGTAAGTCAAGCGGATTTGACTCATTACTTTCAGCAGGAAGTTTAAAATTGGTTATTAGCTCACTTCAAGAATTAGCTAAAGCATTTGCTAGATTTGCAGGTTTTAGTGTAGGTGAAAGTATCACTGGACTAATGAATTTAGCAGGTTGTTTAACAATTGTTGCAGGTATCACTGGGATTCTAGGTGAGGTTACAAAAGGTTGGGGCTTACTAGGTGCAGTTAGCCTCAAAATGGTTATGACAAGCATGACTGAACTAGCAGAATCATTTGAGATATTTGCTAAGCTTAAGCCAAAAGAAGCAGAGAATGGTCTTAAAGCTATGGGTGGAGCTCTGACTGAATTAGCTGTAATTGAAGGATTACTTGGTAGCCTTGCTGGATTCTCTGGATTACTAGGAGCTATATCTTTGGATGTAGGAGTTAAGTGCTTAGGAGATTTAGCTGATGCATTACAACAATTTGGTTCAATGAGTTGGGATGAAATTAATACTGGATTAGTAGGAATGGGTTACGCTTTAGCAATTATGGCTGGAGCTAATTTCATTTCTGGTATTGAAGGTTTCGTTGGCTTATTGGGAGCAGTTTCACTAGATGTGGGTGTCAAATCTTTAGGAGACCTAGCTGAAGCACTGCAGAAATTCGGATCTATGGATTGGGATTCTATTAACAGAGGACTAACAGCAATGGGTCTTGCTATGGGTGAAACTGCAATTGGTGCATTACTGAATAGCTTATCAGGTGCCGGTGCAACAAGCCTTCGTATCGCAGCAGTTGCGTTAAGTGCCCTAGCAGATGCAATGCTTAAATGGAAAGATGTACAAGTTCCAGATAACCTAGGCTCAAGTCTTGCCAAAATTGCAGGTGGAGTTGCAGCCTTTACTTTTGATGGGTTAGGAGCAGGAACTATTGCAATTCTTGGTGGCTCTATGAAAGACTTTGCTGAGGGAATTGACGCTCTCTGCACAGGTTACATTCCTGATAATTTAGGAGATAAGTTAAGCACAATTGCATCTGGTGTTAAAGCCTTCACTTTAGGTGGTTTAGGTGCTGGTGCCATCTCAACTGTTGCTCCAAACCTTAAGAAGTTTGCTCAAGGTGTACAAGAGTTAAGCACAGGTTACATTCCTGATAATTTAGGAGAAAAGTTAAGTTCGATTGCATCTGGTGTAAAAGCTTTCACATTTGGAAGTAATGGTGCAGGAGTAATCTCAGAAGTAGCACCATCATTGAAGAAATTTGCACAAGGTATTGATGCATTGTGTACTGGCTATATTCCAGATGACTTAGGCGAGAAACTAGCAAGTATTGGTAGGGCAATTAAAGCCTTTAACTGGGGTGGTAGTGGCGCAAATGCTATTGCAACTGTATCGGAAGCTCTTGTGCCATTTGCTGATGGAATTCATAAGATGGTAGAAGTTCAAATTCCAGAAGATTTTGGAGAAAAAATGAAATCTCTATCTGATGCAATGACACAATTTAATAGTACTGCTCAAGCTTCGGGTATCTTAGCTGCTATGGGTCCTGCATTTAATACATTCGCGGACGGAATCGTCAAAATGGTTAATATTACTATTCCTGAAAACTTCGCAACTAATTTAGGTGACATTGCTACTAACTTAAACAAGTTTATGAATGTTACAAACTTGGCTAGTACTGGAGAGGGAATGAATTCTCTAGCCGATGCTATTGTTAAACTAAATGGGGTTGATTTGCAAAAAATTGCAAGTGGACTAGACACTCTAGGAACTTCATTTGGAACATTCTCAACAAATTCTCAGTCATTGAAAGGTGTTGGGGATACTATCAAGAGCAATATTGTCAAACCTTTAAAAGATTCAGTTAAGAGTATGGATGCAGTTGGAAAAGACTTGATGAGTAACATTGGAACTGGAATTAGTAACAACTCTGGAAGTATTACTGATGCAGTTAACAAAGCCATGAAAAGTGCAGCTTCTGGTATTAATATAAGTGCATTTAAGAGTGCGGGTAGTAAGTGTGCTAAATCATTTGCATCTGGAATCAAGTCTGGTGCAAGTGGTGCTAAGACAGCTGCCAGATCTATGGCTAAATCAGCAGCTTCAAGTGCTAAAGGTAGATCATCATCTTTTAGAACCGCAGGTTTAGCTTGTGCTGAAGGATTTGCTTCAGGTATAGCTGCTGGTCAAAGTCAAGCAATTAGTGCTGCTGTTAATATGGCTGCTGCTGCCTACGCTGCTGCTAAGAAAAAGTTAGATGTAAACTCACCATCTAAACTATTCCGTCGTATGGCAATCTGTGTTCCAGAAGGATTTGCTCAAGGTATTGTCAGAGGAACTAAGTATGTAATAGCTGCTTCTCGAAAGATGGCTAATACATCAATTGATACTACTAAAAACGCATTAAGTAAAATAGCAAGTCTTAATCTGGATTCTATTAACACAGACCCAACTATCAGACCAGTTGTGGACCTATCAAATGTCTCTGCTGGAGCGGATAAGATTGCCTCAATGCTAAATCTTAACCCATCTGTTGGACTTGCAGCTAACTTAGGAGCTATTAATTCAGCAATGAATAGTAGAAATCAAAATAACTCAAATCAAGATGTAATTAATGCATTAAGAGATGTAAAACGTGCAATTACTAAGTCTGCCAAACCTACATACAACATCAATGGTATTACATATGATGATGGTTCAAATGTATCTAATGCAGTAAGTGATTTAGTGCGTGCTGTAAAAGTAGAAGGAAGAGTGTAATATGGCAAAAGTATCAAATTTAAAAGTGCAACTACAAGCGGGTACTAGTAATACTGTATTCGCTTCCTGGGACTTTGCAGATCCTGAAGCTTCATCAGGTGGTTCTGGAGGAGGCGGTGGCTCTGTTTCAGCAGGTAGTTGGGTTAGAGTAAAATCTGGCGCAACTTGGTATAACGGAGCTGCTATACCTTCATTCGTATACAATTATAGATGGAAAGTAATAGAAATTAATGGAGATAGGGCTGTAATCAATGACTCTGATTCTGGAGGATTCCGTATTTGCAGTCCTATTCATGTTAATAATTTGCAAGCAGCATAAGGAGGGATAAGATGTCAGGTAATAGAATTCCTGGTCATGGTGATCACTACGAGGTTCGTTGGTGGTACATGGCTGGAGGTGTCTGGTTTGATGGTGGTACATCTTCTACAGACATAAACAATGCAACATATAATTATCCAACTAATGCTACTAGATTATGGGTTGAAGTAAAACCGGTATCACAGACTTATCAAGATGGAAATGGTAATACTCAATCTTACTGGTCAAGTGAGGCAGTTCATACTGAGGTTTCAGTTTTAGAGCTTCCTCCAGCCCAGTTATCAGCACCTTCTGTTGAAATCGAGAAATACAATCTAACTGCAAAGATTGAAAACATTACTGACGCTAAGGCTTCTTATGTGGAGTTTGAAGTAGTAAAAGATGATGTTGTATTTGCGGTAGGTAGAGTCGAGGTTAAGACAGCAAGGGCTATATATGTTTGTCCTATTGATGCTGGCGGTAAGTATAGAGTTCGATGTAGGGCAATTAATGTAGTTAGTAATAAAGATGTAGAAGGTGAATGGTCTCAATATTCAACAGAAACTGGGGCTATGCCTTCTGCTCCTACTAATGTTCGAATTGAGATTGAATCTACAAAATCAGTCAAAGTAACATGGGATGAATGCCCTACAGCAACTAGCTATAAAGTTGAATATACAACTAATAAGTTATATTTCGATGCGTCATCTGAAGTAAAATCTCAGACTGTCGAAACTAACTATTGTATTATTAAAGGAATAGAACAAGGTTATGACTATTATTTCCGTGTTAAAGCCATTAACTCAAAAGGTGAGTCTACATGGAGTGATATTATCTATAAAATTGTCGGCACGAAACCGGAACCTCCTACAACGTGGTCGTTGACTGCTTCTGCAATTATTGGAGATCCTGTTATTTTATACTGGACACATAATTCTCAAGATGCATCTAAACAATACGAAGCTCAAGTTGAATTAACTATCAATGGTACAGCGGATATTATTACATTAGATACATCAAAAGATGAAATTAAAGATGGAGAAACTAAGATCTATTCTTATAATGTTGACCTTTCAAAATACCCTACTGGAGCAGAGATTCTTTGGCGTGTTAGATCAAGAGGGGTATCACTTGAATACTCAGATTGGTCTGTTCAAAGAAAGATTAACACATATGCACCTCCTACAATTCAATTGATTGTTAACGGCGGTGTAGGGATATTAGAAAAGTACCCATTTGAGATTGTTGCGAAGGCAGCACCTAGTACTCAGAAAGCAATTAACTTCCATATTTCAATTACTGCTGAATCAAGTTATAGAACTCAAGATTCTACAGGTACAGATGTTATTATCAATTCTGGTTCTGTTATATTTAATAAAAATATTTCAGCAACTAGTAATGACTTGGCATATAATCTTATGCCACAAGACTGTACATTAGAGAATAATGAGCCATACAAGTTGACTGTAACTGCTTCAATGGATTCTGGATTAACTGCTACTGCTACTATGGATTTTACGGTTCACTGGGAAGAAACAATTTACTATCCAGATGCAAAAGTAGCTATTGATAGAAACTCTGTATCAGCTTATATTTCTCCAATTTGTAGAGATGCAGAAGGCACAGTTGTACAAGATGTTGTATTAAGTGTTTTTAGACGAGAGTTTGATGGTACATTTACGGAAATAGCATCTGAGATTCCAAATTATGGTTCAGTGTCTATAACTGACCCTCATCCTGGAATGGACTATGCTAGGTATAGAATCGTAGCAAGAAACAAAAACACAAATGTATTAAACTATAGCGACATTGCTGCTTACAAAGTGAATGAACCAGGAATAATTATTCAATGGGACGAAGAGTATAGTTCTTTTGATTCAATAGGTAATTACAGTCCTGGAGTTCGTAAGTATCATGGCTCAATGGTTAGACTTCCTTACAATGTTGATACAAGTGAGAGTTCAGATGTGGACGTATCATTAGTTGAATACATTGGTAGAAGGCATCCTGTAGCTTACTTTGGTGCACAAATTGGTAAAAGCGATAGTTGGACTTGTGAGATTCCTAAATATGACAAAGAGACTATTTACGCTCTAAGAAGATTACAACAATGGATGGGAACCGTATATATTAGAGAACAAAACGGAGTAGGCTATAATGCTTTTGTTAATGTTACATTCTCAAACAAACATGACGGTTTAACTATTCCAATCACTTTATCAGTTAAACAAGTTGAGGGAGGGATTTAGTCATGCCTGATTTAAGTCTAGATGGCAATGTACAAGTTCAGAAGTATGAAGTTAATTGGCACGAGTCAATGCAACAAACTTATGAATTTTATGTTGTTGACCCTTCAACTTGGAAAGATACTAAACAATTGACAGAGGTAGAATCTTGTACAATCACTAGAGATGCTAGTGTACAGACGTTAGGTTCTGCCTCTTTTAATGTTGGAGAAAACTTAGACGAATGCTATGTAAGAGTGTATCTTGTAGTAATTCAAAATGACTTTACTTCGAAGTTTCCATTAGGTACATATTTATTACAGACTCCTGCAGCCGAGTTTGATGGCAAGCAAAAGAAGTATTCTATTGATGCTTATACACCTTTAATGGAGCTGAAAGAGTCTTACCCACCTATTGGATATTCTGTGCAAAAGGGAACACAGATAATGCCACTAGCTTGTAACATATTTAGAGAACATATGAGAGCTCCAATTATCTCAGCTAAGAATGAAGAGAAGTTATATTCTAACTTTGTAGCTAATTTAGATGATACATGGCTCTCTTTTCTTTCTGACTTTGTGGCTAATGCAAAGTATCAGATTAAGTTAGATGAACTAGGTCAAGTTATATTTGAACCAGTTGTAGCAGATGAATCGTTACGACCTGTTAAAGAGTTCAATGATGACAATAGCTCAATTCTATTACCAAGTATTAAAGACGATAGAGATTTATACGGTATTCCAAATGTAGTTGAAGTTATATATTCTACAGACAAACTACATTTGCATTCTCGTGTTGTGAATGATGATCCAAATAGTCCTATTTCTACAGTAGTAAGAGGAAGGGAAATTGTGCATAGAGATAGTAGCCCAAAATTTAGTGGGACTCCTACCCAAGATCTAGTTGATAAGTATGCCGACCAATTACTTAAACGTTTGAGTTGTATGGAACATACAATTACATTCACTCATTCTTATTACCCAGTTCGTGTCGGAGATGCTGTAATACTAAATTACAAAAGAGCAGGCTTAGAGAATATTATTGCTAAGATTACTGCTCAATCAATCAAATGTGGTACTGGATGCTCTATTCAGGAAACTGCAACATATACTACTAAACTTTGGAGGTGAGAGAAATGAACTTAGATAGATCTTTACTTAAAGATTTTGCAAAAGTTGTAAATGATGTTGGAGATAAATCAGCACCAAAACAATATGTCTATGGAACAATAACCACAGGTGAAGGTAATGCTAAATATGTCATGTTGGATGGTTCTGACATGTTAACTCCTATCTCTGAAGTTGTTATCGCCGAAGCAGGAGATAGAGTTTTGGTTAGTGTTGAAAACCATCAAGCTACTGTTATTGGTAACATTACATTTCCGCCATCAGCAAGAAAAGAAGATCAAGCAATTGAGAGTGCTAATGGTGCTTTAAATCAATCTAATCAAGCAATGGAGAAAGCTAAGGATGCACAGACAAAAGCTAGTAGTGCACTTACTGATTCCTCTGTTGCTTCTGCTCTTGCTAATGAGGCTAAAACTGAATCTGCTAAGGCTCAAGAAAACGCTAATACAGCAATTCAAAATGCCGATGAAGCTAAACAATTAGCTCAAGCAAGTAGCGATAAATCAGATGAAACACAGCAATTAGCTAATCAAGTTAAGGATTCTGTTACTGCTGCTAATAAAGATATTTCGGCTTTGAAGACAGAAGTTAAAACTGCTAATGACAATATTGCTAGTGCTAATACTAAATTAGATGCTCAAGCTGGTGAGATTGCTACAATCAAGGAAACATATTCTACAAAAGTTGAGACTGAGAATACTAAAGCAGACTTAACTACTGAGATTAGTAAAAAAGTAGGAGAGTTACAAACATCAGTTGAAAAGAACTTTGCTACTAAGACCGAGAATGTCGCATTAGAGAAAAAATTACAGACTCAGATTACTCAGAATGCTGATTCTATATCTAGTACTGTTACCAAGGTTGAGAAACTTAAATCTGATACTACTGAGCAACAAAAAAACATTGACAAAGCTCTAAGTGATGCACAAGCTGCCCAAACTGCTGCTGATAGTGCTAATACTGCTGCTAGTAATGCTAAGACTGCTGCTGACACTGCTCAAAAGGCTGCTGATATGGCTACTGCTAATGCTGCTAGTGCTCAGAAAGCTGCTGATTTAGCAAATACAAAAGTGCTTGAAGCAGATAAGAATTTGCAATCCGCTAAAACTGATTTGGCAGAAGCTCAGGAAAACTTAAAGAATGTTACAAGTCGTGTGGATGTTACTGAGCAAGAGATTACTGATGCTAAAGAAAAAGTAGATACTGCAAATACTAATGTTACTAAAGCTTTAAAAGATGTGGCTGAAGCTAATGTCGCTGCAAGTAAAGCAAATGAAACTGCTACTAATGCTCAAAACGTAGCTAGTACTGCTAATAAGGCTGCTAGTGATGCGCAGACTAAGGCAGCTAATGCACAACAAGTAGCAAATCAAGCTTCCGCAGATGCATTGAAAGCACAAGATGATTTAGCTAAGTTAACAAATCGAGTGGAAACATCCGAAACAAAGATACTTCAAAATGAGAAGGCAATTACCCTTCAAGCTACAAAAACCACTGAAGTAAGTAACAAGATTGATGGAGTAAAAGAAGATCTTACTAACAACTATTATTCTAAAACTGAAACTGATGCCCAGATTAAAGTAGCAACTGATGGAATTAAGCTTAGTGTATCAGAAACCTACATTACTAAAACTGAAGGAAAAGATATTACTAATGCTGCAAATAATGCATTAACTAATTCGACACAAGCTAAAAAGGATGCAGAGAGTGCATTAACAAAAGCTCAAGACATTGTGAATAAGGTTAATAGTGGAGAGCTCGATGGAGAAGATGCAGTTATGCTTTACATTGATTCAAGTAATGGAACAACATTTAAGAATAGTGATGTAGCAACTATATTTTCTGTAACCGTGTATGTCGGTGGAATTGCAATCACAGATTCCACTAAGTTAAAAGAAGTATTTGGGCAAAGTGCATATTTACAATGGCTAATTAAACGTTATGGAGAAAAAGGATTTACTAAAATTCCATTAGATGATTCAAGATTAAATGATAACGGATTCATGTTTACCCTTAACGCGAAAGACATAAAGTTTAAAGCAGTATTTAACTGCGAATTAAATATTTAGGAGGATTTCAAAATGACAATAAAAGCAGTCAATCAGATTGACGTAATTGACTTAACGGATGGATATTCCGTTGTTTTAACAAATGATAACTATACATTCTTAGGCACTACTAGTGCTGTAAATGGGACACAGACAACTACTACACAGGTGATGGCATTATGTGGTAGTGAACAGGTTCCATGTACGGTAGGAACTATTACATGCCCTACAGGAATTTCAGCAGTTTCTGATGGTAAGACACCAATGCCAACGATCACTATCACTGCAACATCTGCATTAACTAAGAGTGGTACTATCACTATTCCTATCGTTGTCGATGGTGGCATCACTATTAACAAGACTTTTAGTTACTCAATTGCATTTAAGGGGCAGACAGGGCAGAATGGTACAAGTGTTACTGTAAGTTCAACTTCTGTAACATATCAGGTCGGTACAAGTGGAACTACTAAGCCTACTGGAGAATGGAAAACTGAAGTACCTAATGTGGCAAATGGACAGTTCTTATGGACAAAGACAGTAGTAAAGTACTCAGATGGCAAATCGACAGAAGCCTACTCAGTTTCTTATAAAGGCACAAATGGTACAAATGGTTCAAATGGTACAAGTGTTACTGTAAGTTCAACTTCTGTAACATATCAAGCAGGTACAAGTGGCACTACTCCTCCGACAGGAACTTGGAGTCCTACGGTTCCTAACGTTGCAAATGGTCAATATCTATGGACAAAGACAGTAGTAAAGTACTCAGATGGAAAGTCTACTGAATCATATTCTGTATCTTACAAGGGAACAAATGGTATTAATGGTACAAATGGTAAGGATGCTATTACAATGGCAATCACTTCAAGTGGTGGAACAATCTTCAAGAACACTGCCATTGCAACAACTTTAACTGCTCACGTTTATAAAGGTGGAGTTGAAGTGACTGGCACTGCTTTATCTAGTTTAGGAACTATCAAATGGTATAAAGATGGAGGAACTACTGCAGTAGCGACAGGTTCGACTTATACAATTGGTGCGGGTGACGTTTCGAACAAAGCTACATTTAGTGCTCAATTGGAGGGATAGATATGGCAGTTAAGGCAACTGCTTTAATTACATTAACTAGAGTAAACGACGGAGCTCAAGGAGACAGGGGCCCAACTGGTAACGGTATTAAATCTACATCTGTTACTTATCAAATTTGGAAAGATGGTACTACAACTCCAACTGGTACATGGTCAAGTACTCCGCCTAAAACTACAGCTGATAAACCATATTTATGGACCAAGACAGTATTAACCTATACAGATGGCACAAAGAGCAATCCTTCATATTCTGTAGGTGCTACTCCTGAAGGGATTGTTATTGGTGGAAGGAATTTGATTAAATATGGCAAAGGCGATTCTAAAAACGGAATATTTAAAAACTTTACACGCATTGGTGATGGCTATGCCGAAGTAACTGTAAAGAGTAAAAAAACTTATACTAGCGTAGATGTTAGTGCAGGTTTTGTTTTAGGATGTAGAGATTATAAAGTTGGTTCTATTTATATTTGGTCATATGACATTATGTATACTGAATGGAATTTCCCATCAGGTACAAATAGAAATGAATTCTGGTTTGGACAAAGGTATACAAATGCTCCATCAGGTCAAACTGGAACTGGATTATGGAGAATGGTAACAGGTCATGATTTACCTCAAGTTGGCACTAATGGGTGTAAATTAAATGAATGGTATCATGTAGAACAAAAAATAATAATTCCAGTGCAAGCATCTGCAAACGTTGGCACCGCTGCTGGTATTCAATTCTATAATTCTAACGCAAATGTTGAAGCTAGTTTTACAGCAAGATTTAAAAATGTAAAACTTGAACTCGGCAACAAAGCTACTGATTGGACTCCAGCTCCTGAAGATCAAGAACAAAATGTTAACGATAAAATAGCAGCTTCTGAAAAGACAACAGAAGAGAGTTATAAAGCATTAATTAACCAGACTGCTAGAGACATTAATATATTAGTTCAAAATGTACAAAAAGAAACTAGTGCTAATACTGCTTCCATTTCAGAAATGTCAACTAATTTTAAAGTTACAGCAGATGGTTTAAGTGCTACCAAGTCTGCCGTTAAAACATTAACCGATGCTGTTAATGGCACCGTCTCAAAAGAAGAAATGCAGAAGTATATTCGATGGAATGGTGATAACTTAGAATTAGGTAACTCAACACAGCCATTTAAATGTAAATTGTCGAATACAGAATTAGCTTTCTATCAAAATACTGATAAAGTAGCTTGGATCACAAACAAAGAATTATATATTTTAAAAGCCATTATTGCTAAATCAATTGGATGCGGAAATTTCTTATTCGTTGACGAAGGTGATCTTGGCTTTTCTTTAATTTAGGAGGTGACCGAATGCCTAGTGCAAGTCAAAATGTGTATGCTGCTAACTCCCAAACTTACCCATATACAATGAGCGTTAGTTGGTCGGAAGGCAGCACAAATATTGCAAACAATACAACTGTAATTAGTGCAAGTGGTTCATTTGCAGGAGCTAATATTTCTTTTGATTCGTGGCAAACATATTATTTGAGATTATATTGGCATGATAACAATAATAATACAGATACATTATTTGCCACATCAGCAGGGTTTACATCAGCTGGTCGAAGTTACGGAACTAAAAGTGTTTCTGGTGAAATCACCGTTACTCACAAATCTGATGGTAGTTTAAGTGGCTATGTTAAGTTGAGATTCGATGCTCCTGGAACTTCAGGTGGTTGGTCTCCTGGTACTACTGACTTAAATACTGATTGGACTGCTTGTACAACAATAGCTCGTGCTTCAAGTATTAGTGTAAGTGGCAGTCAATTAGGCAGTGGAGTGTCAGTCACAATTGATAGAAAATCAAACTCATTTACTCATAAAGTCGAGTATAAATTTGTCGAAAGTGATTGGACAACGGTTAGTTCAAACGCTGCAACAAGTGCTAGTTTCACTCCTCCAGTATCTTTAGCAACTCAAATACCGAGTGCTGAAACTGGTGCTTTAACTGTTAGAGTTACAACATTTAACGGTTCGACTCAAATTGGAGATCCAGTTACTAAGAGTATAAATTTAAAAGTACCTACAAATATAGTTCCCAGCTTATCAGGCCTATCTGCAACGAGAATTGATAATGGCGTTCCTAGTGGCTGGGGTATTTATGTTAAAGGTAAATCTCAAGTCAAAATAACCGCTAGTGGAGCAAACGGAGCTCAAGGTTCAACTATTGTAGGATATTCTATTTCAGGTCCAGGTTTAAGTGTAAATGCTAGTTCAGGTACTTCAGAAGTATTATCTTCTACTGGAACTTTAACGTATACTTGTACAGTAACTGATTCTCGTGGACGTACCACATCGAAAACTGTAAGTATTAATGTTGTGGATTACACATATCCTAATATTTCTATGAGTGCTGAAAGATGTACTAGTGATGGCACAAAAAGTACTAATGGAACATATTTAAGAATAGTCATTACATTTGGTTATGCATCTGTAGCTGGTAAAAATTCAATAGCATCTAAGTCGTGTAGTTGTAATGGTGTTTCAAACTCATCATTTGCATCTGGCACGGCTTTTGTTTTAGCGGCTAATTGCTCTATTGGTAATCACTATACTGTTAGTGCAAGTGTTAAAGATGCTTTAGGTAATACTGCGACTGCTAGTGTTGAAGTGACAACATCTTTCCGTATTTTAAATGTAAATAAGAAAAAAACTGGTTTAGCTATCGGTAAGTTCTCAGAAAAAGCAGCATTCGAAGTTAATATGGATACGTATTTTCTTAAGAACATCAAAAGCGGAATTAATGTAGAAGGCAGTATAGCAACCAATAGTAATTTAACAGCTAAAGGTGGTATATCAACTGATGGTAATTTGACCGCTAAAGGAGATATAAATCTTCCTAAGTTGCTAAGTAAAATTTATCCAGTAGGTGCAGTTTATATCACATACAATAATGTCAATCCAGGTACATTCCTAGGTGGTACTTGGGAACGCTTTGGACAAGGTCGTACTTTGGTTGGTGAAGGTAACGGGAACGATGGTAGTACAAGTATGTCTTTTACTGCGAATTCTACAGGCGGTATATACAATCATTCTATGGTACG